CAGGGCTCGCGAGGTTCGGGAGCGATAGTCTGCAGGCCAGGCTAAAAGCCCGCAGCATCCCAAACCGCGCGAGAGTCTACCAGCTTGCACGCGTCTGCGTTATATCCGAGTCTTCAGTGCATATAACATTTCGAGCGCTTTTCGCGGGGTCAAGTCGTCCACGTCAAGTTTAGCCAACTCATCCAGCACCGGATGAGGCAGGCTGGCGAACATGTCGCTCTGGTGTGGCGCGCTGGGTTTGTTGCTGGCTTTGGCCGGGCTGGCCACGGGAATCTCGTGGGGCAGGGCGGTTTCTTCCAGGCGGCTCAGGTGTTCGCGGGCGCGAGTGATCACCTCACTTGGCACGCCCGCCAGCTGCGCCACGGCCAGGCCGTAACTCTGGCTCGCCGGCCCGGGCAACACGTGGTGCAGGAACACGATACGCTCGTTGTGCTCGGTGGCATTGAGGTGCACGTTGGCTACCAGCGGCTCGTTTTCCGGCAGCACGGTCAGCTCGAAATAATGCGTCGCGAACAGCGTATACGCCCGCAGGTGCGCCAATCGCTCGGCCGCCGCCCAGGCCAGGGACAGGCCGTCGAAGGTGCTGGTGCCGCGGCCCACTTCGTCCATCAGCACCAGGCTGCGTTCGGTGGCGTTGTGCAGGATGTTGGCGGTTTCGCTCATTTCCACCATAAAGGTCGAACGGCCACCGGCCAGGTCATCGCTGGAGCCGATCCGGGTGAAGATGCGGTCCACCAGGGACAGTTCGCAACTGGCCGCCGGCACGAAGCTGCCGATATGGGCCAGCAGTACGATCAATGCGGTCTGACGCATGTAGGTGGATTTACCGCCCATGTTCGGACCGGTGATCACCAGCATGCGGGTGTCGTCGTCCAGCGACAGATCGTTGGCGACGAACGGCGTGGTCAGAACCTGCTCCACCACCGGGTGGCGACCTTGCACGATGCGCATGCACGGCTCGCTGACAAATCGCGGGCAGTTCAGGTCAAGGTTCAGGGCACGCTCGGCCAGGTTGCTCAGTACATCCAGTTCGGCCAGGGCGGCGGCTGTATCCTGCAACGGCGCCAGCTTGTCGATCAAGCTTTCGAGCAAGGCTTCATAGAGCATCTTCTCCCGAGCCAGGGCGCGGCTTTTGGCCGACAGCGCCTTGTCTTCGAACTCTTTAAGTTCCGGGGTGATAAAGCGCTCGGCGCCCTTGAGGGTCTGGCGCCGCTGGTAATCGATCGGCGCCTGCTCGGCCTGCTTGCTCGGCAACTCAATAAAGTAGCCGTGCACGCGGTTGTAGCCGACTTTCAGGTTGGCGAGGCCCGTGCGGGCTTTTTCGCGGGCTTCCAGGTCGATCAGGAACTGCCCGGCGTTCTCGCTCAGGGATTGCAGTTCGTCCAGCTCGGTGTCGTAACCGGTTTTCAACACGCCACCGTCACGGATGATCGCGGGCGGGTTGTCGATGATGGCTTTTTCCAGCAGCGCCGCCAGTTCCGGGTAGGTGCTGGTGGTGACGGCAAGCTGCTGCAGGTGCGGTGCTTCCAGTTCGGTCATCGCCGCTTGCAGTTGCGGCAGGGCGCCGAGGGCATCCCGCAGGCGTGCCAGGTCGCGGGGCCGCGCGTTGCGCAGGCCGATCCGCGCCAGGATCCGCTCGATATCCCCGATTTCCTTGAGCTGCGGTTGCAGCTTTTCAAAGCGGTATTGATCCAGCAGGCACGTAATAGAGGTTTGACGGGCTTGCAGCACGGTTAAATCCCGCAACGGACGGTTCAACCAGCGGGTCAGCAAGCGGCTGCCCATGGCGGTCTGGCAACGGTCGACCACCGATTGCAGGGTGTTGTCGCGACCGCCCGCCAGGTTGGTGTCCAGTTCCAGGTTGCGACGGCTGGCGCCATCGAGCACCACGGTGTCGTCGAGGCGTTCATGACGCAGGCTGCGCAAATGCGGCAGGGCGGTGCGCTGGGTTTCCTTGGCATAGCTGAGCAGGCAACCGGCAGCGCCGATGGCCAGGGTCAGAGTCTCGCAACCGAAGCCCTTGAGGTCTTGCACGGAGAATTGCTGGCACAGGCTTTTCAGCGCTGAATCACGCTCGAAATCCCACGGCGCGCGACGCTTGGTCCCACGACGACGTTCCGCCGGCAGATCCTTTGGCCAGTCATCCGGAATCATCAACTCCACCGGGTTGACGCGCTCCAGTTCCGCCAGCAGGTTTTCCCAGCCCTTGATTTCCAACACCGTGAAATTGCCACTGGTGATGTCCAGCACCGCCAGGCCGAACAACCGCTCATCCCCCAGCACCGCCGCGATCAGGTTGTCGCGACGCTCATCCAGCAGCGCCTCATCACTCACCGTACCCGGCGTAATGATGCGCACCACCTGGCGTTCCACCGGACCTTTGCTGGTGGCCGGGTCGCCGATCTGCTCACAGATCACCACCGACTCGCCCAGCTTCACCAGCTTGACCAGGTAACCTTCCAACGAATGATAAGGAATCCCGCACATCGGAATCGCCTGCCCGGCCGACTGCCCGCGCGCGGTCAGGGTGATATCCAGCAACTTGGCGGCCTTCTTCGCGTCTTCATAGAAGATCTCGTAGAAGTCGCCCATGCGGTAGAACATCAACTGATCAGGGTGCTGGTTTTTCAGGCGCCAGTACTGCTGCATCATCGGGGTGTGGGAGGATAGATCTGAAATTGCTCTATTCATCAGGTACTTAGTAGGACGTTGATTTTGGTGTGGGGCAAAAATGGGGCTTTCTGTACATGAAACAAGCACTTTATCTACGAGTGGCAGTGCTTTTCTATGCGGTGATTTGATAGTCTTGCGCAGCGAAAGCCTAACACGAAGACTGAACAAGGTTTCTAGCGTGCACAGTTTTGCGAAGTCACGATTTTTTACGAATGCGTTGAGATAGGTTCCAGTAACCTGTCAAACAAATCGAAATTGCCTACGTAGCCAGCTTGGCTAGCGTTGTAGGCAATTTTTTGTGTTGTCTGCGGTCGGACGTCTATAGTCTATGCAGCGACAGGCAAGGAAAGCCAGCCAGGAGGGGACATGACATTACCCAAGACGAAAACGTCTGCTATCACCGCAAAAATCAATCTGCTGTTGAAAAAAGCGAGTGTTTCTCCGTTTGAAGTCAAATCGCTTCAACGGGAAATTGATACGCTGAAACAGATTGACGCGGGCGAGGCCTATATGCTAGGGGGTATGCTGTATTCGCTTGTTGGCGATTATGAGCAGTCTAAATTGCTTCACGAGAAAGCCTTGAAGCTTTCAAGTACAATTGTTGATTATGTAAATTATGCTGTTTCGATGAAGCGACTCGGTCGTGTAACTGAGGCGTTAGCTCTTTATCTGAAGGTTACTGATATTAATCCAGCGGATAAGCATTATGTTGATAATGTACTTCAATTAATGACTTTCTCTGGTGATTTCGAGAAGTTTGATTATGTACTTTCTCGATTCAAAAAATCTAATCCGTCTTTCAACTTTGATGAGATGTCTAACGTGTCAATCATTGAGTCCATTAGAGAACATCTTGCAAAAGTTGGTGTGCCGGAGTCTGAGTTTAAATTTGCCGGCTCTTTGGTTGAGTCTGTATTGATTGAATACGGATACACCGCTAAGCAGCTGTTCGAAAAAATTGGCACATTTGATACTGAGCAGCATGTTTATGTTGAAATGGGAATTGAGGCTAAAAGCGCAAGCGATCTCGTGGCTATCAATAATAAAGTGGCTGAGTTGATCATTACTAGTGATCAGATTTCATGCTGGGATAGGTTGATATACAACATAGTCTCTTTTCATCAGCCTTTAAATATTGAAGCTGCTTAATTAATAATAGTCAAGTCGCGTAATTAAGGGATTAATTATATGCCAGTCGTATTTGGTGATTTTTCTGGTGAGGCGCTTGAGTTACTTAAGTCTCCAGTGCCATCGGAAATCAAATGCAGAAATTCGGTTTCTAGAGCTTATTACGGTCTCTATCATAGTGCTCTCGCCTATGCTGATTCCGTGGCATTACCTCCTGTGAGCGCGACTTGTGGTCGAACGCACGATAAATTACGAACATTTTATTTTCAAGATATGTCGGCTGATATAGATGTTCGGTTAAAAAGGCGGCGTGTAGGATATCTCTTAAAGGTTCTGTCAGAGATGCGTTGCAAAGCGGATTATGAGCTTGATAAAACGATTTCACATATGGAAGCGGAAGCTCACTATGATCAGTGTTTGACTGCCATAGGTGTAATAAAAGTGTTGGAGGCTGCTAAGGCAGCCTAACAATAAGAGCGGCGAATGCCGCTCTTATTTATTTTGTTTTGATAATGCTTTGCCAGATTTTGCTCATTTCCGATTCAGATTCGTCATCCATCCACTTCGCATAAACCTCGACAAGCATGGTGAAGTCTTTATGGCCCATTTGCTTGGCGATGAAAGCGATGTTTCCACGAGCGGTAAGGCACCAACATGCATAGGTATGGCGTGTTTGGTACGGTCGACGTGGACGGATGCCAGAGCGTTTCTGGATCGCTGCCCACTTTGTATTCCAAGCGGTAGGGACGTACCAAGAATTGATAGCCCTCTTGCGTGCCTGGGTCGCTGGAGACAGCAGTGGGGTTATCTTTTCGTGCCGGCTCTCATGCCTATTCTGGAATACTTCGATAGGTCGCTGGGGGTGATCCGCAACAAGCGACATCAGAACTTGGCATGCTTCGACTGCTGGCGGCATCAAGAGTACTGAGCGGGGTTTACCTGTTTTGGGCACCTTGAACGTACCGTTGGCGGTAATGGCTCGGGTGATGTTGATCATCCCTGCGTCCAGGTCGATGTCTTCAACCGCCAGCGCACATAGCTCACCTGGTCGAAGCCCGGTATACACGGCCAAGGTAATTGCCGCAGCGTCCTGGGGGTGGAGGCATCCTTTATCGACCAGTAGCTGGAATTCGTCACGAGTAAGCGGATCCGGCTCTTGGCCTTGCATTGCGAACCGATTGCAGGCCTCCGACAGCCCCTTGCGACAGTAGCCGTTGCTCTCGCACCACGCCAGAAAACCGGAGAATGTCGCCAGATAATGGTTAACGGTAGACGGTGCTCGATCTGCGATCAGTAACGTCCGCAGCAGCTGAATATCTTCGGGCAGCAAAATGCCGGCGAGACGATTCACTCCGACCAGGCCAACGCATATGTCCAGGGCATAGCTGTACTTTTCCTCGGTCATCGGCGTGATGTCGACAGCCTTAAGCGGTTTATATCGCTCCAGCAGTGCCCCAAGCTTTTCGTCCTTGGCGCTGCTGTAGTTGGTCGCGTGCTTGGAGTTAGGAAAGTGCCTGCCATAGTCAAAGTGACCGGTTTTGATCTCATGAAGAATTGCCGCCCTTAAAAGGGCGGCATGTTTGATATTGGCTTTGGTGATCGGAAGGCCGAGGGATTCGCGGCAGCGTATACGCCGCCACATGAACACTACGCGCAGGTTGCCGCCGTGTATCTCTATCCCCTTGTGTTTTGCCAGCTCGGTTTCTAGGCCGCTTCCTGAGGTGCGCTCTCGGCCCACTTGTCATACTCCGTCATGTTGATAGCGATGCGGCCGTCGGGCGTCTTACGCCAGATGCGGCCTTGGGCCCAGGTGCCGTTTTTCACTTTGTGGCGGATGGCGTCTTCGCTGTAGCCCGTCAGTTCAGAGGCGCGGCTGATCATTACCCATCTAGGAAGACTCATTGAGTGGCGTCCTGTGTGGTGTTTAGACTTGGGCTTTGGTTACAGAGCCCCTGAATGCGTAACGCATCAATCTCTTCTTCTAGTGCCTCTTCTCGGGCTAACGATTTGGAATGTCTGACTTTGAGAAGATCAAGCTCATCTCTCAGCGCAATTTCACGACGATGTGCGGCATCACGCTGCTCGATTGAATTCCCAAATGACGTTGTGACGAAGTAGTTCTTGTCTCGGATGGCGTCTAGAAATGCATCTGGAGGGGCATAGAGGACTATGGTTATTTCGCTCATGAACTCACCTTCGTCCACGGTCCAGGTACGCGAGCTGGTTTTTGTTTCTTTTGGAAGGCATCCAGTTCTTTAGTTCGCAGCTTTCGGGCGTTGTTCAACAGTACTAAAAGGCGGTCACGTTCCGCGCTTTTTATGGCTTTAAAATCAACACTCGCGGCTAGATATCCGACGAAAAAACGCTCAGCGCTAAGCAGCTCAGCCGTCGTTTCAGCCGTCCTAACGCTCGAGGCCATATAACGCAGATACCAATAATCAACTCCAGCATGTCTGGTCATAGGGAACCCCCGGTAATCTGGTGAGAGAGCGTATACCCCACGGCAGGCTGCGCGAGCGTGTGTTTCTGAGCGTCTAGCGTTGCATCAGCGAGCGCTGCCCCGCGCAGCTTTTCGTGGGGTATAAGTGCCTCTGCTGTGGCGCTGGACGGAGCAATAATGCCTGCTGCTGCGCAGCAGAGACTGTTTGTTTCTAGTGTGTCGACGCCATCTGCAGCGCGGAGCAAAGCGTGCAGGGCATTGGCGTTGTCCTGGTGGTTCTTCATGCCGCTTTCCTCCGGTGTTCAATAACGAGTTGGTCCATCAGCCGCTGGTGGTAGGTGTTGCGTGCTTCTGCGGCAGGCCATGGACGGATGGTTTCAACCATGGGCTCGATGCCGACCAAACAATCCCAGATAGCCGGATCGGTTGGCATGAGGTCGCGGCGCTCGGTGGCCAGCGCAATGAGGTCAGCTTGGTGTATGCATGCGGGTAGATCTAAGGCCAGGTCGAAGCGCTCACAGATGCGCCCCCAAACGACGTCCTCAAATCCTCGGTAGTCGGGCATCCACTGCTTGAGTGGCCGGGTCATATCGCCCAGGTACGCCTCGGTCGCATCGTGGAGCAGGGCCGCCAACTTGTGTTCTTCCGGCACCAGCTCGGCGACGATGCAGCTGTGTTGTGCCACGCTGTAAAACTCGCGAGTGTGGCCGTTGAACCGACACAGGTGGGCCAAAGAGTGCGATATGTCGCGTGGGTCGATCATGTCGGCGTCTGGCTCGTACAGGTTGAAGTGCTTGCCGGTGAAGGTGAGGATGAAGTTCATGCTGCATCCTCCAGCGTGAACGGATCCATCAGGGCAGCCATGCTCAGAGCCTTGTCGCGTAAGGCTAGTGCTTGCGTTGCCTGGTTCTCGGATCCCACTGCTCGGAAGGTGTCAGCCGCAAGCTTCAGCTTTTCGGCGATGGCTAACAGAGTGAGTCGATCTTGTGGTTGAAGATCCAAGATAAGTTGCAGGCGCCGGCATCGTTCGGTGACTTGCTCAAGTTCGGTAGCGCTTGCTGACTCGTCCTGGTCCATCCCTTCCATAAAGCCCTGAGCGTGGCCATCGTCATAGCCCTCAGCTCGACCATCCGTTAAGCCGCCCTTGTAGCCGACCCAGTAGAGGATCCCAAGCGCGATAACGATGCTGATCAGTGCGTATATTTGAATTGCAGTCATGTGGTGTGCTCCTGGTGTTGTTGGCTGGTGGTGGCAGCCGTTGGGGGTTATTGGCCTTGCTCGGTTGAGTCGATTTCTGGACGCGGCATGTCTTCATCTGCTCGGTAAGCGCGGATGTCGATCAGGGCGGCTACGTGTTTGATGTGGGCGTACCTCAATGCCTTGGCGCTGTGGTCCAGAGTGGTCACCGGCAGTTGGATGCGACCGGCGTTGATCGCCTCGATGAATGTCTTTTCATTGAGGTTCTTGAAGTAGTGCACGCGCAGCTTTTCCAGTGGGATAAGCACGTCTCCGAAGAGTTGATGCAGCATCTCGACGGTCGCGCTATCTGGCGCGGGTTGCAGCCGCAGCGGTGTTTGACTGGTGTTGCTCATTGGCCTCGGCCTCCTTGCGTTTGAGTCGTGATGGATGGTTCCAGGCATTCAGGCAATGACGCTTGGTCAGCTCCCGCAGATGCTCCGGCACTTCGAGGAGCGCGGCGTTGCGCTCCTCGCGTGTGCGCATGGCGACGATCTGCCGGGCGTACTCCCTAGGCCACGTCACGGTTGTCTGCCGGGATGGCCGGCAGTTTGAGCCCCAGTTGCTCGGCGAGCCAGGGCATGCCGGCTTGCCGGACCTTGGTCGATTGGCTGTACTGCATGCCGGCAGTCTCGTGGTACCAGTTGCCGTTCTTGATCCGAAGGTACTCACGGTCCCGGACGGGGAAGGCCGGCAAGTTGCGGTCGTTGATCAAGCCCTTTTCACGCATGAGCGCGATCAGCTTTGGGCGGGTGAGGCCGAAGTACTTGGCGGCTTTTTCAAGGCTACGTTCCATCGCGGCCTCCTAGGCTGCATGCGCGGCAGGTGTCGCTGCTGCGGCCAAGTGGTTGATGGATTCGACGACCATGACGTACAGCTCGACGTCGGTCCCGTATACCGTGAAGCACTTAGTGCGGGGCGACTTCACGCCGATGCCCATGATCGTGGTGATGCCGGATCGGGTTTTGTTGCGGTGAACAGCCAGGTAAATGGGCTGATCGAAGCCCAAGTCGAGGCTGATCGATCCGCCGGTGCGTACCAGTTCGAACACTTGTTGCTTGTGTTCAACATCAAACGCGCCATAGCGGCGGTTTGCGTGGAGAGCCTGCTGTGATTCAGGCAGTGCGGTGGGATCGGTCGGCCCGTTGGCGATTTCTTCGATGAAGTCGGCCAGTTTGAGGTGCATTTTTTTGCTGTTGGTCAGGGTCAGCGTGTGGCGTTCGGTGCCCAGTTCAACGGTGAAGTGCGTGTCCGCTTTGCTGCGTTCGACTTTCAGGCGGAAAGCCAGCACATCGCGCCGTGGCGTGGTGCGCAGCGTGTGATTGAAAGTCTCGCTGAGATTGACCTGGGCATGCAGCAGGGCAAGGGTACGGTTGTCGAGTTTGAACTTGCTCATGCTGCGTGCCCTCCGCCGTTAGGATCGAACTGTGCGGGCGCAGTGCGCTCTTTCAGCTTGGGTTTGGATGCGATGAAGGTGCAGCCGCAAACTTGCGCCAGGCGGCGAATTTCGAAGATGCGGAAGGGGTTAGCTGCGGCCGGGTGGACGTGCAGGGTGGCTGTGGTGTGCATAGTTTTGCCTCGCTCTGTGGTGGAAGAGTGAGGACAAATATCAACCGTCTGTTGATTTTTGTCAACAACCAAAGGTTGATATCTATTGAGGCGTCTAAATGCGCATTAAGTAATGGCCATTTGGTTGCACGTAATTTCAGTTCCCTATAGATTGTGGGATCGCACATAATTCGGTGCATATCGTATAATTAACTACGTGCGGTTTGATTAGGGAAGAGGTTTTCAATGGCGGTGCCTAGGGGATTAAAAGAGCCACACGTTTTGTTAGCTTCAGGGAATCCGAAAAAACTGATAAGAAATTTGGCTCTTATTTTGAGTCCTATTGAACTTCAAAAGATTCAAAATGAAGTTGATAATAATGTGATTTCTCTTTACGCACTTGGAATTGGTCACTATGAATTTGCTATGGCGATTCCAGTGCGAGAATGGCGTCAAAATATTTCAAGGTTGTATTATGCGGCATATAATATCAAGAGAGCCGTTTCGTTGAAGAATGAGGGGCTTTTTTCTACAGACTCCTCTGATCATACGAAAATCGATATTCTACCTGATAGCTTTGACAATGTAGCGACTTATAGAAGCCGCCTCAAGGCTCTTAGAGATGATAGGAATTTAAGTGATTACAGTCACGCGGCGGCTGAAGCAGATTTGCTTTATGGAGTTGCGGTTTCAAGAACGATGGTTTCAGATTTTGTACAAGATGCTAAAAAATTCTTATTGGATAATGGAGTTCAAGTATGAGCGTTAGAGATGACATTGATACAGCACTGCAAGATGTCGTTTCTCTTTTTGCCAAACGGCTCAGTTCAGTAAAATTTGATTATCATCTTAAAGATCGGCCTGATGGTGAGTATGTGGTTTTTGAAGTGGCAAATATTACTGGCCGATTTTACTCTATTGTAAATGATGTTAACTCGGCTCTTGATGATGATCATTTGTTTAAAGATAGGGTCATCATTCAGGAGCGGTCTAAAAAGCCAGCTAATATTTTTGAAATGCCTGAGATGATGCTCTTAAAGAAAGAACTGACTCAAAGTTTGACTGTGCATAGAAACACATTTAAGCAGGATTTTTTCAGCAGGTATATTCCTTCCGTATCAAATTCGGAAGATGATATTGTTAGTCGTGCTAATTTTGTGGTCTATGGGCGTAGGGGTGCAGGTAAGTCTAGCTTGTTAGCTTACGCGATGCATACGGCGGAAAAAGAGGCTCTTCCGTTTGTTTGGATTGCCATGCAGACTTACAGCGGTCGCGCAGATATTCAGGCGGTTTTTAGCGTTTTATCTGAAATATTTCACGAAGTTAAACCATTTGCCAGTGATGTAGAATCAGTAAGTGAATTTGAAAAGCTTGTAGTTGGACTGAGTGAGGAAGACTCGGATAAGGGCCTTAGTAGTAAGCTAGACAGATTAATCCCTAGAGCAAGGAATATTCTTGCAAGTGTTGCAAGCTATGATACACCTCTTACAGTGTTTATTGATGATATTCACTTGTTGGATGAAGCCCTTCAGCCTAAATTGTTGAGCGTGCTGTATTCGCTTGCTAGAGACAATAGCGTTTATATAAAGGTTTCCGGAATAGAACCGTTAACGCGCACTTGGGATGGTGCTGCCAGTATCGGGATGCAGTCGCCGCACGATATACAGGTGATACGTCTGGATCACAACTTGACTATGCCGCATCTTTCTCGTGATCATATCAAGCGGATTCTTGAGGGGCATGCGAAATACTGTGGGTTTCCGTCGATATCATATATGGTAGATGATAAAGCCATTTCTCGACTGGTTCTTTCTGCTGCTGCAGTTCCACGAGATGCACTTAGTTTGTTTTCTCAAGCTATTATTAAGTCGAGCGTCAAGAAGCAAAAGTCTGTATCTATTACTAGTATAAATTCTGCTGCTTCTGAAAGTATCGAGGATAAATTTCGAGATTTGGAGCTAGGTGTTAACTATGATAAGAGTGAAATAGCAAATCTTCTTGAGAAGGTGAAGAAGTTTTGCCTAGAAGAGAAAAAAATTACGGCGTTTTTAGTTAGGATTGATAATTCTAGTCCTGGATATGCCCTAGTGCTAAAACTTGCAGCTCTGCGCTTCGCTCATGTCCTCCATGAAGGTATTACACCTGAAGCTGCAGGGAAGAGATATATTGCGCTAATGTTGGACTTTGGGTTTTATGTAGGAATTCGAACTGCAAGAAGTTTAAAAATGTTTATGGAGGAGCCAGTTGTGCTTCTAGCGAAAGATTTAAGGAAGCTTCCTATATTTAAGCCGGATGCATAAGCGTCCTACAAGTCACTCTGGTAGAAAAGCTCCGACTACTTTTCCGCATATATGAGTCTCCTCCGTAATATCAATGATTGGATATTGCGGATTGATAGGCCTTAAATACTGACGACCCGCATCTTCCACTAAAATTTTGAATGTGGCTTCATTGGTGCGTGGGACTCTGGCTATTACACGATCACCAGTTTTCGTTTCAGCCTCAGGATCAACAAAAATAATGCAACCTGTGGGGTAACTGCGACCTGGTCCAGGATTCGTCATTGAGTCCCCCAAAACTTTCAATGCATAACCACTTCTGCTAATTGGAACAGGACAAGATAGCCAGGACTCGCCATCGTGCTGCTCAAAGTTTGCCTCGCACCACGCACCAGCTTGCACCCATGAAATCAATGGCACCTTTCCAAATCGGTCAGTTACCTCACGGATGTTAGTCTCATCCGATAAACCTATTCGGTGGACGTTACTTTCTCCTGTTTGCTCTTTGGGCAGCACGCCATATTCCAGCCACTCCCGCCTGACCTTCAGCCATGAGCAGAGCACAGCCATGCTGTCAGCCTCTGGTATAGAGTCGCCATTCAGCCACTTGCTGATCGCTTGAGTGCTTTTCTCAGCCCCAACCTTCACTAAATGCGCGTGAATATCCACACCCCGTCCCCGGGTGCGTACACCGGCATCGTTGAGTGCTTCGTGAAGGCGCGCCGTGAAAGCCGCCCGTAGTTCGTTCTTATCAACCATGAGTTGATACTCTCACAGGGCTTGCGCAATAGTCAGTTGATGTTAATATCAACCGCGAGTTGATAAATGGAGGTTGCCATGTTGGACCCCGCAGATTTTCCGAACGCCATCGCGTTTGCATTTGAAGCAGTAGGCGGCATTGGTGCCGCCGCCAAGGTGTGTGAAAGGAGTTATCAGGCGCTCAATAAATGGCGCTTGGCTGCCAGCCTTCCACGCACCGATTACACCGGTGAAACCCACTACGCGAAGCTTCTAGCGACCGCTGCAGAACAGAAGGGCAACGCGTTTGATGCTGCTTGGTTGCTCAATGCGTCGGCCCCGCAGAAAGCCACAGTGTAGATAGAAAAAAGGCGACCCAAGGGCCGCCCAGTTCCTCCCGGCACACACCACCACAGTGCTGTCGGGTCGCGATAAAGGTAGGAGGGCACACCACATGCAAACCACCTCCCTTTATCGCGCTACCAAGACACGGATGTCTTGGGTTGCTGCCTTTTCCACCACAGATTAGGCAGCTGTTGCGCCAGAGGTGAACAACGGATTGTTCGCCTCGGCACGGTGCCGGTTCGATCCCTAGATCTAGCCGGCGTTTTGGGCCCTTTCAAGCCACGCGGCAAATGTATCACCACTGCATGTCGCGGGGCACTGGCAACCTTGTAGGAATAATGCCATGAGCCGAATAGCTTTAAGCTGTGTTGATCGAGCGCAAAGGGAAGTCCTGACGCTCGAATTAGCCCTGTACCACGCCGCACGGGACTATCCCGGCGGTGCCGCTGCAATCGCCGCCACCACCGGCCGTAATGCCACCACGCTGCAGCACAAGCTGTCTCCCACCCATCCGTCTCACACCGTGAACATCCAGGAGTTCGGCGAGATCCTCGAACTGACCAAGGACCGCCGCATTCTTGATGCGGTGCATGCCCTGGTCGGCGATACCACATGGCAGGAGCTGGCTGAAACCTATGCCAGTGACATGCCCGAAACGCTCACCACGGGTATTGCCTCGTACTTCCGGCAGGTGGCTGATTTGGCGGATACGTGGGCCAAGAGCATTGGCGACGGTGTCGTCAGCGATCAGGAACTGGCCGAGATTCGCCTGCAGGTGTTTCGCGGTATTCAGGGGCTGTTGGGGATGCTCAACCGGGCCACATACGTTAACCAGACTACGCGGGGTACTGACCGTGGCTGACGTTATCGATTTTGCCAACGACCTGGTGCAAGAGCGGATGGATCAGGCGCTTGCAGCACGCAGTGCCAATAAAACGGCTACAGCTGCACATTCGTTCATGTTCTGTGAAAGCTGCGACACGCCGATCCCGCTAGCACGCCGTGTTGCGATCCCTGGTTGCACCCAGTGTGTGACCTGCCAGTCCATCGACGAAGCCAGGAAGGCCCGCCATGCTCGATGAGGTACTCAATCAATTCTCTGATTACGGGTTGGAACCTGATCAACCCTTAGTGTTCGGCAAGCTGACCCGTTGCAAAACCTCCCAGGATAAGGGCAAGGAAAAAAACGGCTGGTACGTGGTCCACGAGCATCTCACCGAGAAGAACGGAACGTTGATCTTCGGCAGCTTCGGTGATTGGCGGTCCGGTGAGTCTCAGAAGATCAAGGTCAAGGCTGGACGTATGAGCCCTGAGGAGCGCGAAGTCATGCGCGCTCGCCAGGAAGAGGCCAAGCGCAAGGCTGCCGAGGTCGCGGCGAATGCCTCACGTCGAGCGGCCAGCCGTGCAGCGGCTCTGTTCAAGCGCATGCCCGAGAAGGGTAAGAGCGCCTACCTGGATCGCAAGCAAATCGTCGGCTTCAAGGTTCGCTATGCGCCACGTACCGGCGCATTTTTGGTGCCTATGTGCAACGTTCGCGACCAGATCGTCGGCCTGCAGGTGATCTTCCCGGAAAAGCAAGAAGACACCGGGCGTGACAAGGCCTACTGGCCTTACGGCATGTCGAAAGAGGGCGCCTTCCACTTGATCGGTCCGCACCCTGAACCGGGTGAGCCGGTGCTGGTGTGTGAGGGTTACGCCACGGGCGCCAGCCTGCACATGGCGACTTCGCTGACGGTTGCCATCGCCTTCGATGCTGGCAACCTGTTGCCGGTCTCCAAGGCCATGCGCGAGCGCTTCCCAGGCTGCCCACTGATCATCTGTCGCGATGACGACTGGAAGACCAAACGCCCCAATGGCGATCCTTGGAACCCCGGCGAAGAGAAGGCCAGCAACGCCGCACTGATTGTCGGTGGCCAGGTAGTCGCCCCCGTCTTCTCCGGCGAACGTGAAATCAAGTGGACCGACTTCAACGACTTGCACATCGCCGAAGGGTTGGAGGCCGTACGCCGCCAGGTGCTGGCGGTCGTCAAGCCTCCTGCAGCTGGTGGTTGGAAGGACCAGCTTGCTCGTACCGAAAACGGCTCCCTGATCGCGCACATGCAAAACGTCGAGCTGATCCTGGGCAATGACGAACGCTGGGCGGGCGTCATCGGCTACAGCGTGTTCAGCTCCAAGATCGTCAAGCTGCGGTCCGCGCCCTTTGGCGGCGGTGCCGGTGATTGGGCCGACATCGACGACATGCGGGTGATGAAGTGGCTTGCGCAGCAGTACAACTTGCGGGTCAAGGCGTCCCATGTGATCGAAGCGGTCAGCGTGGTAGCCCACGATCACGCCTTCCACCCGGTGCGTGAGTACTTGGAGAAGCTTGAATGGGATCGCGTGCCACGCATTGAAACCTGGCTAACCGACGTGCTGGGTGTCCAAGCCAGTGAGTATTCGGCCAAGGTCGGTAAGCGTTGGCTCATTTCGGCGGTCGCCCGTGTGATGCGCCCAGGCTGCAAGGCAGACTCGGTGATGATCCTCGAAGGCGGGCAGGGCGCCGGTAAGTCCACGGCCATGGGCGTGCTAGGTGGCGAGTGGTTCATGGACACTCCCTTTGCCCTCGGCGACAAGGACAGCTTCCAGGCGATTCGCGGCAAGTGGATCGTCGAACTGGGGGAGCTGGACAGTTTTAACAAGGCTGAAAGCACCAAGGCGAAACAGTTCTTCTCTGCGTCCACCGACACCTACCGCGAAAGCTACGGCCGCAGAACGAATGACGTGCCACGCCAGTGTGTTTTCGTGGGCACCACCAACCAAGAGGAATACCTCAAGGACGCCACGGGCAACCGTCGTTACTGGCCAGTGTTCTGCAACAAGGTCGATTTGGAGCAACTGCGCGAGATCCGCGACCAGCTTTGGGCAGAGGCGCTGTTCTGCTTTGAAGCGGGCGATATCTGGTGGGTGAATAAGGACGAATCCAAGATGTTCGCCGAGGCTCAAGACGAGCGCTTTGTGGTGGATGAATGGGAAGGGCCAATCCTGGCCTGGATGGAAGAGTCGCAGATCGGGGAAACCGCTACCGGCAACGAGATCCTGACCCAGGCGCTGAAGCTTGACTTCGGCCATTGGGGCAAGCCCGAGCAGATGCGGGTTGGCGCGATCATGCACCGGCTGGGTTGGCGCAAGCGGCGAATGCCGGCATTGCCGAAAAGCGGCGTGCGGCCGTGGGCCTATGAAAAACCTGCGGGCTGGGGGCGTTCGCCTGCGTTGCAACAGTCGGTGATTGAGGAGCCTTGCTTTGATTAAGCGAATCGACGAGATGCTCAAGCTGTGGGCGCAGGATCTGCATTCGCCTTTGCCGGAGAACACTGGCGGGCCGAGTGGCGGCAACATGATCGCTATGCTGATGGAGTGCAAGGGTGAGCTGATACGCGGCACTCGCGGCAGTCGGGTGCTGCTGGATGAATCGGTGGATATCGAGCTGATCGTCAAGAAGCACCTGCCGCCCCGTCTTGCCCTGGTCGTTTGGGAGCACTACTGCAACCATGAAAGCTTTCTCTCGCAGAAGCTGTTGCACTGCGCCTGCAGCACAAGAACCTATTACATGCGACTCCATGACGCCCATGTGTTCATTCAAGGGATGCTGATGGGGAAAGCTGCATGACCCTCGGCGTCACTTCGCGTGCCTCTGTCCTACTGTCCGGCCTTGTCCGACTCGCATTTAGCGCAGTTGGACAGGCGCAGGCCGCGCCGATACTGGGCTGTCCTACCGTCCAACCTTCACCCGCCCCACGCACACATGAGTCTAGCGGGCACGTAATCGCGCCCATGGCGCGCACGCGTGCTTTTAGCTTTCTCTCTATACACAAGAGAAAGTTAAATAAGGTAGGACAGTTGGGCGAAGCCCCGAATTTAGGCGCCTGTAGCTGTCCTACTTCGATTCTGAATAGTGGGACAGGCAGGACAGGGCACCAGAAGCGGTAGCCGATTGAATGCGTTGTCCCTGTGTTGCACCTGCGTCATACCTGTATTGCACCCGTATTGCGCCATGGCATTAAAACCCGCTTGCTGCCAGTAAAATCCACCTGTAAAAAGTACCCATCTTCGATAGGTGCGACCGCAAGCAGCGGGACTCACCACCACACTAAACCCGGCCGTCGCGCCGGGTTTTTGCGTTTATGGGGTAGGGCGATGACGAACGAGCAGCAAGCGCTTATTGATATGCCGATCTGGATGGTGATCGTGCTGTCCCTGGTCGGCGGGATATCGGGCGAGGCATGGCGGGCAGACAAAGCCGGTGTAAGCGGCTGGTCATTGATTCGCCGGTTGCTCCTCCGGTCTGGTGCCTGCGTGGTCTGCGGGCTCTCAACCATGATGTTGCTGCATGCATCGGGCATGTCGGTATTGGCGGCGGGCAGCATTGGCTGTCTCACTGCAATGGCCGGCGCCGATGTCGCCATAGGCCTTTACGAACGCTGGGCCGCTAAACGGTTGGGCGTGTGCGATGTGCCGCCCTCGGGGAGCGGTCAGGCTTGATGGTCTGGAGGCCACGTAATACGTGGCTTGCAGGGGAGTGCGTCAAAATGGTGCGCCGAAAAGTCGCCGGGGACCCTGGGAGCATTCGAGGGACACGGGGCATGAAACCCGCGGGAAAGCGTTAGCGGCAGGCCCGCCAGCTTACTGAAATTCAATCCATTGAAATTGAAAGGTTTCCATTGAAAAGCCGTTGAAAAGGAGGGCTTATGACGGATCCACTGTTCCTGTCTAAAAGCGCTTTCGCGGTTCGCATCGGCAGGACGCCGAGCTACATCACTTGGCTGAAAGACAACAACCGCCTGGTGCTTTCGCCGGATGGCAAGAAGGTGGACGTGCTGGCGACTGAAGCGCTGATCCTCGAAACCGCCGACCCCAGCAAGGCTGCCGTCGCGGCTCGACACCAGCAGGACCGGATCCAGCGTGACGTTTACAGTCAACTGTCCCCCCTGGTCGAGCCGACTAACACGGCTGCGCCGCAGCAGCCTATCTCCGGCGGTGCGAAGGGCCACGACTTCCAGAAAGCTCGCGCCATGCGCGAACACAACCTGGCGCAACTGGCCGAGATCGAGTTGCACAAGGCTCAGGGCTCGCTGGTCGCCAGGGACGCGGTAGAGCTTGGTGCCTACAACGCGGGGCGACATCTGCGTGACCAGTTGTTCGGCCTGCTGCCCCAACTGTCCCACAAGCTGGCAGCCATGACCGACCCCTGGGACATCGAAAAACACCTGACGGCGACACTCCGTAAATCACTGGAAGAGGCTGAACGCATGTCCTCGTCCGATCTTGAACGAGCGATGACGACGAGCTGACCTATGACCACGGAATTCCCTGACGGTGACCGTGCGTACCGTGAGGCGTATTTCCGTGGGCTACGACCCGACCCAGACCTCTGGATCGACGAGTGGGCCGACGAGTACATGCGCATCCCGCGAGACACTGGCGCGCCTGAACCTGGCCAGTACCGCACCGACCGGACGCCCTATGCCCGAGAGCCGATGCGGTGCCTGTCACCGGCGCACCCCTGCCGGCGAGTGGTCACCATGGTGGCTTCGCAGTTGATGAAAACGCAGATCGCCTTGAACTGGATGGGTGGCCTGATCCATATGGCCCCGTCCAACATCTTGGCGTTGTTGCCCAGCCTGGGCCTGTCCAAGCGTGTTTCCGGGCGGATAAGCAAAACGATCAAGGCAACCCCGGAGCTGGCAAAGCGGGTAGCGGCCAGCCGCTCGCGGGATGCCCGCAATACCATGGACACCAAGGAGTTCGAGGGCGGCGCCTTGTATGTCACGACGGCGGGCTCTGCGGCCAACCTGTCCGAGCTGTCGGCGCGCTACATCTACGGCGACGAGGTTGACCGGTGGGAGAACGACGTCGGCCAGGAAGGTGACCCTATCGTTCTGGCGGAAACGCGGGCGACCAACTTTGGCCGCAACGCGAAGATCTACTTCTCCAGCTCGCCGACGATCAAGGGCGCCTCGCGGATCTCGGACCTGTTCGAGTCCAGTGACCAGCGTTACTACTACGTGCCATGCCCCACCTGCGGGCATATGCAGGTGCTTGAGTGGGAGCGGTTGCTCTACAGCAAGGACTACAGCACGGTTCACTACCAGTGCGCCGCGCCAGAATGTGATGTGCTGATCGAGGAGCATCACAAGACCGACATGCTGGCCCGTGGTGAGTGGCGTGCCCATGGCAGCGGCGACGGCAAGACGGTCGGTTTCCACCTGAACGCGCTCTATTCGCCGATTGGTTGGAAGGACTGGGCCTCTCTTGCCGAGGAGTTCGAAGACGCCAAGAAGGCCCAGGCCAAGGGCGACATGGGCTTGATGCAGGTGTTCTACAACACCCGTCTCGCCAAGGTATGGGACAGCGCGCAAGAGCAGACCAAGGCCGAGGTGTTGGTCGCTCGGGCACGACTGGAGACCTACACCCTCGGCAGTATGCCGGCGGGCGTACTAATGCTGACCGGCGCCGTCGACGTTCAGGCCAACCGCCTGGAGCTGATGGTAATGGGCTTCGGCGTCGGCATGGAACGTTGGGTAGTCGACCACCAGGTAATCTGGGGCGACCCTGCCGATGAGCGCACGTGGGCGGTGTTGGACGAGAAACTCAAGGTTCGATACCGCCATCCCTGCGGCGTCGGTTTGGCGATCCTGGCGACGGGCGTCGACTCCGGCGGTCATCACACTGACGAGGTATACCAGTTCTGCCGTGTGCGACGCTGGCGCAATATCTTCGCCATCAAGGGCGCGAGCAAGCCTGGCAAGCCGGTGATTGCTCAGCGGCCATCCATGGTCGACGTGACTTGGAAGGGCCAGACCGAACGCGGCGGCGCCGAGCTGTGGTTTGTCGGCACCGACACCGCGAAGGACTGGATCTACAACCGCTACGCCTTCGAGGATGGCCCTGGCTCGCTGCACTTTGCCAACGACCTGCCGGACGAGTTTTTCGCCCAGTGCGTTGCCGAGCGCAAGGTCGCCCGATACGTCAAAGGCTATAAGCGTATCGAGTGGGTCAAGGGCAAGGCAGAGCGCAACGAAGCGCTCGACCTGATGGTGTACTGCCTGGCAATGGCGCACTACCTCGGCATCAACCGGTACCAGGAACACGACTGGGAGCGGGTGCGACAAGCGCTGGCTCAGTCCGGTTTGTTCGACGATGTGGTGGGCGTAAAGCCGGTGCAGGGCGAACGCGTCGACGCTGACGACACAACGGCACCGGTTGCGGCGCGTCAGTCGCTTCCATCACCGGCACCGGTTGCACCTGTCGCCCAATCGCGACCTGCCGCACCCCCGCAACGCCGTCGTTCCACCAGCGGCTATCTGAAGAGAAATTGATATGTCGTTTACCCCGAAGCACCTCGAAGTCATCGAGCGCGCCATCGCACGCGGTGAAAAGACCGTGCGCTACAGCGACCGCACGGTGGAATACCGCTCCATCGACGAACTGCTCAAGGCCCGCGACGAGATTCGCACGTCGCTGATCCAGGCCGCCGGACCCCGCTCTCGCGTGGTTCGGCTTACCCACGGAGGCAAAGGGATCTGATGGCCCGACAATTTCCGACGCTCTCGCGTAGTGGATTCTTGCTTCCGTCGAACATCAAGGCCAGTTACGAAGGCGCCGGGGAGGGCCGCCGTTCGGCGAGCTGGGAAGCCAGCGACAACGGCATTAACAGCATCAACACTCCGGCGCTGCGAAACCTGCGCGCCCGTTCGCGGGCGGCGGTGCGCAATGATCCATACGCCTTCAATGTCATCGACAAGCGTGTCAGCAATCTGATCGGCACCGGCATTACACCCCGGCCGACAACCGATGACGCAGCGTTGCGGAAGGTGAAGCAACAGCTGTGGGATGACTGGGTGGACGAAGCGGACGCTGACGAGCTAACTGACTTCTACGGCATGCAAGCGCTGGTCGCTCGCACCGTTGAAACCGCCGGCGAGTGCTTTGTTCGGTTACGTCCTCGCAGCCTGGATGAAGGGTTGGCGGTACCGTTGCAGTTGCAGACCCTGGCTCCGGAATTCGTCCCACACGATAAGTTCGAGACCACCAAAAACGGCAACATCATCCGCGCCGGGATTGAGTTCAATCCGGCCGGCAAGCGCGTGGCTTATTGGATGTATCGCTCGCACCCTCGCGATTCTTCATCGTTGAACAGCGGTTACAACCAATTGGTGCGAGTTCCAGCTTCGCAGGTGTTGCACATCTTTGAACCGGTGGAACCTGGCCAGTTGCGAGGTGTTCCGCGCTTGGCGCCGGTGCTGAAGCGTCTTCGCAGTTTGGACAACTACGATGATGCCGTGTTGTTCCGCCAAGAGGTTGCCAACCTGTTCGCAGGTTTCATTAGCAGGCCGCCGCCCGATGCAGGGCAAACACCCCGTGATCCTGTCACCGGGCAATTACTGGTCACCGACCGCGACGGTTTCACACCGATGGTCGCGCTGGAGCCCGGCACCATGCAGGAGCTGGCACCTGGTGAGGAGGTCGAGTTCTCCAAGCCACCGGACGCCGGCAACAACTACCCGGATTTTATGCGGCAGCAACTTATGGCCGCGGCGGCAGGTTCGGGCACGCCCTACGAGATCCTCACCGGCGACATGCGGGAGGTTAACGATAGGGCGCTACGGGTTGTACTCAACGAGTTCCGGCGGCGCCTGGAGCAGCTGCAATTTGGCGTTTATGTGCATCAGCTCTGTCGCCCGGTGCGGGCAGCATGGATGGACATGGCGGTGTTATCTGGCGCCTTTGTGCTGGAGGACTACGCGCAACGGCGTCGCGAATACCTGCGCACGCGTTGGGTACCGCAGGGCTGGGCCTACATTCAGCCGGTGCAGGACGTTCAGGCGCGGCGGATGGAAGTGCAGGCGGGTTTCGCCTCTCGCAGCGAGATGGTGTTGCGCACCGGCTATGACGCGGAAACGGTCGACGCGGAAAACGCCGCCGACCTCGCCAGGGCTACAGACCTCGGCCTCAACTACACGACTCTTGAAGCCATCGAAGTGATCGATGACAAGGAACAACCATGAGTAAAAAAGCGCTACCGCGCATCTATGACAAGGCTGGCAAGCAGGTAAAAGTCACGGATAAAAGTTGGTACACCCTCAGGGCTAGCGGCGAAGCCGAGCAACACGCTATCGAAGTGTTCGTATACGGCGAGATCGGTACCTGGGGCGTTACCGCCAATCAGTTCGTACAGGACTTGCGCGCCATGGATAACGGCGTCTCACCTGTAATCGTCGCGTTCAACAGTATTGGTGGTGACCTGTTCGACGGGCTGGCGATCCACAACGCGCTGTCGCGCTTGGGAGAGCGCTGTACCGGTCGTATTGACGCCCTGGCAGCCAGCGCGGCCAGTGTTGCCGTCTGCGGCGCTCACCGGGTGGTGATCGCGGCCAACGCCATGTTGATGATCCACAACCCCTACACCTATACCGGTGGTGATGCCGAAGATTTCCGTCGGGTCGCTGATGTACTGGACCAGACCCTGGAGTCGATTATCGCGGCCTACAAGTCAAAGGCGCCGGATATCGACGAGGCCGAGCTGCGGCGTATGGTCAACGCTGAGACTTGGCTCACAGCCAATGAGGCGGTGGCGTTGGGCCTGGCGGATGAGGTGGGTGATGGTCTCAAGGTCAAAGCCTGTCTCGGCCAGGGCAGTGTGCTGCAGCGGTTCCAGCATGCGCCGGCCGAGCTACTCGCGCAGATGGATGAAGAGCCCGAGGTGGATCCGCCAGAGCCTGGTGATCCACCGGAACCGGCGCCCGTGCTGGATGCGGCCATGCTGGCGCTGATGGTCACTCAGGGGTGTGCGGCGGCGGGCATCAGCAACCTGGTGGATCCGCTGCTCGCGACTACCAAGCTGGAAAGCGAAGCGGTGGTCCAGGCTGCGCTGACCAGGGCGAAAGCGCTTCACGGTCTTTGTGTCGCGGCACGACTGCCGGAACTGACCGGTGAGTTTATCTCAGCGGGCTTGGACGAAGCCGCTGTAAGGGCTCGCCTGTTCGACAAACTGGTGGGCAATGGTGGCGGCTTTGAGATCGACAACAGCCTGCCGCTGGACGATGACCCAGCACCCACTATCAAGGCCAAACAGGCTGACCCCAACGCGATCTGGGCTTCCCGTCAGGCGGCGCAGAACGGCAACTCGAAAGGAGCAAGAACATGAAAACTGAATCGATGCATGCAGGTGAGTTCCTGCTGTCCGAAGGCGCCGGCAATATTTCCCGCGAAGCGATCAACGTCGCGGCAGGTGCAGCCCTGGAGCCAGGCCAGATCCTTGGCTTGGTCACCCTCACTGGCGAGTTTGCCCCGTACCACCCAGCCGCCGAGGACGGCACCGAGAACGCCATCGCGATCCTCTATGGGCCGCTGGGTGAATCCGATGTGCCCCGGCGTGGTCGCGCCATCGTACGGCTGGCCGAGGTCAGCGAAGCGCACTTGACCGGACTCGACCCCGCCGCCGAAAAGGCCCTGGCCGCCCATTTCGTGATCGTCCGCTAAGGCGTTCACCTCATATATCCATCCCGCAGAGTGCGGGATTTTTCGTTTCTGGAGAGTGCCCCATGGCCGATATCGCCATTTTTGAAGACGATGCGTTCAGCGTCTCCTCGCTGACCGCTGCAATCAATGAACAGGAATACTTGCCGGGCCGCATCAGCAGCCTTGGCCTTTTCCGCGAAGAGGGCATCAGCACGTTGACCGTGCAGATCGAGAAAGACGGCGACACCCTGGCCCTGGTGCCATCGGGCGAACGCGGCACCTCGGGCCTGGTGGTTGGCGGGACCAAGCGCACGTTGATCCCATTCAACACTGTGCACCTGCCAGAGCGCTTCACCATCAAGGCTGACGAGATCCAGGGCATTCGCGCCTTCGGTACCCGCAGCGAATTGCAGGCCGTGCAGGATGTGGTCAACAAGCGCCTGGCGAAGGCCCGACGACAGCTGGATGCCACCCACGAATTCCAGCGCATGGGCGCGTTGAACGGTCAGGTGCTGGACGCCGATGGCAAGACGGTTCTGTTGGACATTTATAAATCCTTCGGTGTGAATCGTCAGAAGCTTCAGATGGGCTTGAACAGTCCAGACACCGAGCTGCGGGTCAAATGCGGCGAAGCGTTGGACATGCAGGAGGAAGCCCTCGGCAGCGTCACCAGTAGCGGCTCCCGCGCGATGTGTGGCAAGAACTTCTGGAACAAGCTCATCGTGCATAAGTCGGTAAAGGAGACCTACCTCAACACCATGCAGGCCGCGTCCCTGCGTGGCGATGCCCGTGAAAGCTTCGAGTTCGGTGGGATCGTCTGGGAGCGTTATCGCGGCAAGGTGGCCGGTGTTGCGTTCGTCCACGACGACAAGGCCCTACTGATCCCAGAGGGCGTGCCGGATCTGTATATCTCGTCCTTCGCGCCGGCCGACTACATGGAAACGGTCAACACCCAGGGCATCCCGTACTACAGCAAGATCGAGCCGCTGCCGTTCAACAAAGGCGTTGCCGGTGAAGCCCAATCCAACCCGCTGCACCTGTGCACGCGGCCTCGGGCGCAGATCCTGCTGGAGATGTGATTGTGGCCTTCCGCGATCTGATCGACGACATCGACGACGTGGTCTTTGAAACCCTGGGCGACAGTGCGGTGATCGAAGGTCGCGCCGAGCCGGTGCTGGGGATGTTCTCGGCACCCTGGAAACAGCCCCAGTTCGGCAAGCTCAACACCGGTCTGCGGGAGCCGCGCTTTGAGATCCGCGTCAAGGATTCGGACGGGTTGGTGAAAGGCTTACGGGTCAGTGTTGATCTGCCGGCGTTGGATGGCGGCGGCGACTATGACCTGCTCCAGCTCGAACCTGACGGTAATGGCCTGGTGGCCTTGATCTTGAGGAAACGGCCATGAGTGTCGGCAGCCATACCCAGCAGAAACGTGACGGAGGGATGCTCAACATCCAGCCGTCGGCGGTTCATGTTCAGGCTCTGAAAGAGTTCGGCGAGCTGGTGCCCAAGGCAGCGGCGGCGGCCCAGCGGCGTGCAATCAACAAGACAATCCGTTGGCTGCGCACCCACATTGCACGGGCTGTCGGCAAGCAGGAGCGGATCGCCATCGGCGCTGTCCGGCAACGTCTTCGGGCGTATCCGGTGACCGGCGGCGATATGCGCGGCAAGTTGTGGTTCGGCATCAATGCCATTGAAGCCAGCCGCACTGGCCGGGCACGGCAAACCGGCGCAGGTGTTTCGGTTGCCGGTCGGCGTTACAAAGGGGCTTTCTTCAAGAAGGTCTACGGCAGTAACGCGGATATCTGGATTCGCACGTCCAGCAAACACTTCAATACCACCGATTACCCGGATGCCGCTCAGGGTGGCAGACGCTCGGGCTTTGTCGAGGAAAACGACAACCGTTTCCCCCTGGCTAAAGCCAAGGTGTCGTTGGAGCAAGTGCGACCGCACTTCGATGCCTGGGTGAAACGTGCCGATGAACGCCTGCTGGAGATCCTCACGCAGGAACTCAACTTTGAACTGCAGAAGTATTTGAAGGGGACGCCGCGTGTCTGACGAAACGTTGAGCCTCGACCAACTTTATCAAGCTATTGAGCAGCACTTGCAGCAACATCTACCAGGTGTTCAAAGCGTTGCGGCGTGGCCGAACATTGAGGATCACATTGCCTTGCCGGCGGTGTTCCTGGAGATGTCTGAGATCGAGCCAGGTACTGATCTCGGAACGGGTGAAACCACCCTGGTTTGCAAGTTCGAAGCGCGGATCATTGTTGACCCGATTAGGCCCGATCATCACCGCCAGGTTGTGCAGCTAGCGACCCAACTGATTGTGTTGTTGCGGGCGCAGAACTGGGGCCTGGAAGTCGAATGTGCTGAGTTTATCCAAGCGGTACAGGACTGGACCCGCCCTGAGCTGGATGGCTACACCGTCTGGCTTGTGGAGTGGAATCAGACGATTTATCTCGGTACCGAAGAATGGCCTTGGCCGGATGAGCCCCCGGGCACGCTGCTAATCGGTGTCAGCCCGGACATCGGCCCGGGCAGCCGAGATCAGTACGTCGCGCCGGAGCGCTTGGAATGAGTTACACCAGCGGCGAGAGCGACCGCATGATCGCCGCCATGTTGATGGATTGCGTGGTGGCCGCCGTCGATACCACCGCATCACCGCCTGTTGTACGTGTCAGGGCGGGGGAGTGGACCAGTGCGTGGGTACGTTGGCACAGCGTAGCCGCCGGTAAGGCGCGCCACTGGCGAGTGCCCAGCCTGGGCGAGCAGGGCAAGTTGTTCAGTCCCAGCGGCAACCCGGCGATGGGCACGTTTATCCCAGGCTTGTACGGGGATGCAGGCCCGCCGCCGGACAATCGCGATCACGTCGAGGTGTGGCGCTTTGACGATGGCGGCTCGCTGGTCTACGACTGGCAGGCCAGTAGCTACAGCATCACGCTGCCTTCCGGGACCGTCACCATCAAGGTCGGCGACACCGTAGCCACCGTCACTGAAAGCGCCGTCACGGTGGTGGCCGGGGATATCGGACTCACCGGCAATGTGACGATCACCGGGCCACTGACAGTGTCGGGTGATATCAACGGCGCCGGCAAGATCATTGACGCGGGCGGCAATACCGCGAACCACAAACACTGATTCATCGTTTATTTCTGCCCGCCATGTGCGGGCGTTTTCATTTCTGGAGTGCCCTTATGAATAAGCCAAAGCCGGACGAGCAGCCGCCCGTGGGCCAGCCATTGGTGGCGAAGGTAGAGCCGCCACCGAAATCCCCCGATCTGCCTCGGACCTTTCGCGACAAGGTGTTTACCTCGCGAACCTTGATATCGCCTGAAGGCCAGAGCCTCGCCGTCGCCAAAGGGCTGGTGATAGCCACCACCCCAGATCAATACCAGTTCCTCCAACGTCACCCTGACCTCGAACCCGTGCCGGAGTAGCCCAGATGATCGGAATGGATCGCCACACTGGGCAGCCCATCTCCGGCATCGAGCATCTGCAGCAGTCGATTGAAGACATTTTGACAACGCCACTGGGCAGCCGCCGGCACCGGCCGGACTACGGCAGCCAGTTGCGGCGTTTTGTCGACCTGCCCGTCACCGAGGGCTGGAAAAGCGCGGTGCAGGCTGAAGTGGCCCGGGCGCTGGGGCGTTGGGAGCCTCGGCTGAGCATTAGCCAGGTTCGAGTGGTGGCCGTATTGGATGGCCGCATCGAGTTTGAACTCAAGGGCCTGTTCAAAGGCGATAACGCGCTAGTGAGGGTCACCGCATGAGCACCGTGGATTTATCAGCGCTGCCGGCGCCGCCTGTGCTGGAGGAACTCGACTTTGAGCAAGCCTACGCTGAGGAGCTGGCCGCGTTTCGTTTGTACATGGGCGATAACTGGACCGCCGAGCTGGAAAGCGATCCGGTGGTCAAACTGTTGGAGCTGGGTGTCTACCGCCGCATTCAGAACCGGGCACGGGTGAACGATGGGGCCAAGGCGCTGCTGTTGGCTTACGCCATTGATGGGGATCTCGATCAACTCGCTGGCAACGTCCGTCTGAAACGCCTGGTGATTCAGGAAGAAAACCTCAACACCGTCCCCCCGACACCCCGGGTGATGGAATCCAACGATGCTCTGCGCGAGCGGGTGCAGCTGGTGTACGAAGGGCTGACAACGGCCGGCCCGCGTAACAGCTACATCCTGCATGCCCGCAACGCGTCGGCGCTGGTGGCCGATGCTACCGCTGAAAGCCCGTCTCCCGCGGAGGTGGTGGTCACGGTGCTGCACCTGCAGGGCAATGGCGTGGCCGAGCAGCCGCTGCTGGATGTGGTCATGAGATACCTCAGTGATGACGACATTCGGCCTGTTGGGGATCGCCTCACCGTGCAGAGCGCTGAGGTCATTGAATACCGCATTGACGCAGTGCTGCACATGGCCGGCACCGGCTCGGAAAACGAAGCAATTCTGGCTGCGGCTGAGCAGCGCCTGGCGGGCTGGGTCAATCCTCGGCGGCGGCTTGGCGTTGAAGTGCCACGTTCGGCCATTGATGCGCAGTTGCACATCAGCGGTGTTGGCCGGGTGGACCTCCTCGATTGGCAGGACATCAAGCCTACCAAGTACCAGGCGGCTTACTGCGTTGGCTTTACCGTCAAGCAGGGAGGCACGCCATGAAGAGCCTGCTACCGATTAACAGCACTCAGCTAGAACGGGCCATTGAAGCGGCCACCGACGAAGTCACCGATGTTCCGTTGCGCAAACTATACAACCCCGATACCTGCCCGGCGCATTTGCTGCACCAATTGGCCTGGGCCTGGTCGGTGGACCGCTGGGACAACAAATGGTCGGAAGCAGTCAAGCGCTCGGCCATCCGCTCGGCGTTCTACGTACATGCCCACAAGGGCACCATTGGAGCGTTACGCCGGGTGGTTGAGCCGCTGGGCTATCTGATCGAAGTGCTGGAATGGTGGCAGACAACGCCCAAGGGGGGGCCGGGTACCTTCGCGTTGAAGGTGGGTGTGCTGGAAACCGGTATCACCGAAGAGATGTATCAGGAACTGACCTGGTTGATTGACGACGCTAAGCCAGTCAGTCGGCACATGACTGGCCTGGCGATCAGCCTGGAAACCACTGGGCGCATAACCATCTTCGCCAGCGCGTACGACGGCGATGAGATCGACGTCTATCCGCCCGTGCTGCAGGACATTGAAGTCACTGGCGTTATCGGTGGCGGAGGGCGTGAGCATTCCATTGACGCGCTGGATATTTACCCGCCGTCACCGGGCGTTATCTCTGTTGACTGTGTGATCGGGGTGTCTGCCCGCGAACATTCCATAGACTTTTTGGACGTATACCGATGATTGATGCCAATTCAAAGTTCTACGCCATCCTGACTGCGGTCGGGGAGGCCAAGCAGGTAAAGGCCGATGCTGGTTTGCTGACCTGGAAAATCACCCACATGGCGGTGGGCGATGCCAATGGCACCGACCCCCTGCCAGACCGCTTGCAGAAAGTATTGATCAACGAGCGACGCCGAGCGCCGTTGAACTCCTTGGCACCGGATCCGGCCAACTCGGCCATCTTGGTTGCTGAGCAGGTTATTCCCGCCGATGAGGGCGGCTTCTGGGTTCGGGAGCTGGGGCTGTTTGATTCCGATGGCGATCTGGTGGCAGTCGCCAACTGCGCGCCGAGCTTCAAGCCTAAGCTGTCTCAAGGATCAGGTCGTACGCAAACTCTGCGTATGAACTTTGTGGTCAGCAGCTCAAATAACATTGTGCTGACCATTGACCCGGCAGTGGTTCTGGCAACACGGAAGTATGTCGACGACTCGGTAGCGAACGCGGTCAACCGGCTGGATGCCAAGCAGTCGGTCCTGGTTGCAACAACCACCCCGATGGTGCTGGCTGGCATTCAGGAGATTGATGGGCTGGCAGTGCCAGCGGGATCTCGTGTGCTGGTTAAAGATCAGGATCAGGCGAAGGATAATGGCCTGTACCTGGTGAGCGCTGATAGTTGGATACGCACAGTTGATGCCGACAATAGCGAAAAGGTCTCGCCAGGGCTGCTGGTGACGGTAGAACGGGGTGCAGTGAATGCTGACACTATTTGGCAGCTTGTTACTGACGCGCCAATCGTATTGGGCTCATCGTCCCTGACATTTCAATGGGCAGCAGGGCAGAACGCGCCTACTGCTCCCATCGATGATCGTTCTAAGCGGCTGGCAAATACAGAGTCAGTTTGTCGGCAGATTGAAAGCTCCAACCAGAGTTTTCCAGCGCACGTATACCGCAAGAATCGATTGATCAATGGCAACTTCGATATCTGGCAGCGCGGAACGGCAGGCTTAGTTGGCGACCTGTCGGGTTCACCCCAGGCAGTCTATGGCCCTGATCGTTGGGTTGTTTACATGCCAGCAAATTCAGCCGCAACCTGGGAAAGAATCGCCTTTGAACCAGGTGCGGGATTCAACGAAGGGCGTTACGCCTTAAGGGTCTCGCGCTCAGGTAGTAGTGACGGTGTAAACCTCAGTCAGCGCATAGAGGGCGTAGAAACCTTCGCAGGTAAAACCGTCACGGTCTCTTTCTATCTGCGTTCGTCCATAAGTCATAAATGCGGCGTGCTTTTGCGCCAGGCATTTGGTCTGGGTGGATCTGAGGGTGGTGTAGCTGCTGGTACAGAGGTGACCCTTACGACAGCGTTCAAGAAGCATGTCGTCACGTTAGACGTGCCAGCCATTACCGGCAAAAAAAGGGGCTCGGAGGGTGACTACCTTGAACTTGTGTTTGGAAGTTTGGGCAAGGGAACGTATACGCTGGATATCGCATCTGTACAGCTTGAAGCTGGGTTTGTTGCCACTGACTTTGAATTGAGGCCGTTGGCTGAAGAGTTGATGTTGTGCCAGCGGTACTACGAAAAGACCTTCTCCCAAAATATCGCTCCGAAAAATGGTGTCGATGTTTCTGGCTCGTTAATCTCAATTGTATATGCCGGTCAAAATGGCCCAGGTAGCCAGCCGGTTGGACATTGGGTATTCAGGGTGGAAAAACGTACCACTCCCAGTATCAGGCTTTACAGACCGATGGGTGATGGACCTGACGGACAATGGCGCTCGGGTAGCAATAGCATCTCAAGTGCAAATGCACGCGCCTTGATTGTTGGCACGCGTCAAGCGTCAGTTGATAACAGTGATGTCGGCATCACTCCCCAAACCTATTACATTCATGCCACGGCCGATGCCGAGCTTTAGGAGGCTTAATGAGTTACCGGCTCACCGATAATCCCGATACCGTTATTCAGCTATCCGACGGAGCAACTGTTCCGCGTGGGCATCGGTTTTGGGTTGATTATGAAGAGTGGTTGAAGTCTGGCGGAGCGCCTGAACCGGCATTTCTACTTGATCCCGCTATCGCCGAAAGAGTGTGGCGTGACGCTGAGATAGAAGGCGTCAAGTGGCTACGTGAGCGCCATCGTGATGAAGTCGATTCTGCTCGCCCAACCACGCTAACGGTCGAACAGTCGGGGGAGTTGCTGGATTACGTGCAGGCGCTACGTGATTGGCCTCAATCCCCAAAATTTCCGACCGTAAGGCATCGGCCTAAAAAGCCAGACTGGATCGCACTGCAGACTCAATAACGCGCCGCATCGTCGGGGCGTTTTTGTACCCACTGTTTAACCCTCTAAAGCCTCGCACATGCGGGGCTTTGTCATTTCTGGAGAACTCGCACTATGGCCTCTTCCGGTCGTTTTCACGGCGTTACCGTCACCCTGGTGGATACCGGGGCACGGACCATTGCGCTGCCGTCGTCGTCCATCATCGGACTGTGCGACACATTTACAGTGTTGCCCACGGCGTCCGCAAAACCCAACGAGCTGACGCTGATCACAAGCGAGCGAGAAGCGGTAGCCGCTTGGGGTGAAGACTCAGCGATCACGCGTGCATGCAAGGCTATTTTCGTCCGTGCGAAAGCCGTGGTTATCGGCTGCGGTGTCGCCAAAGTTGAAGACCCTGCCCAGCAGACCTCCTCAATTATCGGCGGTGTCCTGACGTCGGGGCAGCGTACCGGCATGCAGGCGTTGTTGGACGGCAAAAGCCGCTTCAACGCACAGCCGCGGCTGCTGATTGCCCCGGGTCACACCGCGACCCAGGCGGTTGCTACTGCGCTGGACGCGTTAGCCGGCAAGCTGCGGGCCATGGCAATTCTCGATGGGCCGAACACCACTGATGAGGCTGCCATGGCCTACGCCCAGGAGTTCGGCAGCAAGCGCTGTTTCCTGGTCGATCCGGGTGTGCAGTTGTGGGACACGCTGCAGAGCAAAACCGTCAACGCGCCGGCCTCGGCCTTCGCCGCTGGTTTGTTCGCTTGGACGGATGCTGAGTACGGCTTCTGGTCATCGCCGTCGAACAAAGAGTTCGTTGGCATTACCGGCACCTCGCGTCCAGTCGAGTTTCTGGATGGTGACGAAACCTGCCGGGCCAACCTGCTCAACAACGCCAATATCACCACGATCATCCGTGACGGCGGCTACCGCTTGTGGGGTAACCGCACGCTGTCGGCGGATCCGAAGTGGGCGTTTGTCACCCGTGTTCGCACCGTCGATATCGTCATGGACGCGATCCTGGCCGGGCACAAGTGGGCGGTCGACCGTGGAATCACCAAGACCTACATCAAGGATGTGACCGACGGCCTGCAGGCGTTCATGCAGGACCTGAAAAACCAAGGCGCGGTGATCAACTTCGAGGTGTTCGCCGACACCGAGCTAAACACGGTCAGCCAGTTGGAGCAGGGCAAGGTGTACTGGAACATTCGCTTCACCGACGTGCCGCCTGCCGAGAACCCGATTTTCCGGGTCGAGGTCACCAATCAGTGGCTCACCGAAGTCCTGGAAACCGCCGCCTAAGGAGGCCGCTCAATGATTCCTCAAGTGCTTTACAACACCAACCTGTTCGTCGACGGCATCAACTTCACCGGCGACGTACCCAGCCTGGGCTTGCCCAAGCTGGTAGTTAAGACCGACGAGTATCGGGGCGGCGGGATGGCAGGCCCCATCGAGATGGACGTCGGCCTGGAAAAAATGGAGGCCACATTCACCACTAACGGCGTACGCCGCGAAGCGATGAAGTTTTTCGGGCTGGCGGATCAAACCGCCTTCAACGGCGTTTATCGCGGTTCCTTCAAAGGGCAAAAGGGGCAGACCACTGCGGTGGTGGCGACCTTGCGCGGGATGCTCAAAGAGCTGGACCCAGGCGACTGGAAACCGGGTGACAAAGCCGAGTTCAAATACTCGATTGCGGTCAGCTACTACAAGCTGGAAATCGCTGGCCGCCTCATCTACGAAATCGACATGGTTGCTGCGATCCGCGTGATCGACGGTGTGGATCAACTGGCCTCCATGCGCGGCGACCTGGGCCTCTAAGGAATTAATCGAATGGCTACCCCTGAACTGAAAAAGCTTCCCACGTGGCTGAAGCTGACCGCCGAACACGCAACAATCACCCTGTCCCGGCCTTCCGAGGTCAATGGCGTCAAGGTCGATACCTTGACCATTCGCTCACCCACGGTGCGCGAAGTGCGTGCCGCAGATCGTGCCTCGGGCGACGACGAAGAGCAGCGCGAACTGATGCTGTTCGCCGGTCTTTGCGAAGCCGGTCAGCAGGATCTGGAGGGCCTGAAGCTGGTGGACTACCACCGCCTGCAGGCCGGTTATTTTCGCCTGGTGCAGGACGACGGGGTTTAACCCGACGCTGCTGAAACTGGCGGCCAAGCGCTTGGCAGGGGAAACCGGATTTTCCGCCGCCGAGATCCAGGCCATGCCGTTTGCCGAGATGGTCTGGTGGCTCTCGGATTGAGCCACCCGCCGTAATCACTCGCTACAGGGAGCCACGACATGGCAAATAAACTCGCGCTCGGCCTGGTGATTGGCGGCGCCGTCAGCTCTACGGTTGGCACCGCGTTCAAGGATGTCCAGGGGCGAATTAAACAGCTCGAAGCCCAAGGCGCCAAGGCTCGGGTGCTGCAGCGCACGATTGGCGACACTATCCGTCTGCGGGAAGAATGGAAGAAGGCCAACGACAGCGGCGCCGCTGGTGCCAGCACGTTGCTGCGCAAATTGGAATCCAACCTCAGCACCCTGAAGAAGCAGGGTGTCGAGGTACGCAATCTTGCCAAGGCTTACCAGAGCATGGAGCAAGTCGCCCGTAAGGCTGATCTGAAAGCCACCGGGTACTCTCAAATCAAGGAGGGCAAAGAGGGGCTTACTGGCACGCTGGGCAAGGCGGCGGCCGCGACTGCGCTAATCGCTATTCCCACCAAGGTTTCGGCCAACTATCAGACGCAAATTCGGCAAATGGCGTTGTGGGCACACACCGCCGGAACGGACGCCGAACAGCAGATGGCCGACAAAATCAGTGAAGTGGCCGCGAAAAAGGGCATGGGCCAGCAGGCTTTGGCCCGGGCGGTCGGTGGCTTGATCGAGAAGGGTATCGACTGGGAGGAGTCGGTGGACTATGCACCGCTGATTGCTGACCTGGTCGACGGGCAAGGCATGGAAGCGGAAACCATCGCCACCTTGTTCAGCGCCTTCAAGGAGGCCGGGGTCAAGAAGGAAGACATGGGCGCCATGCTGGGCCAGGTGGCGGCTGCTGGTGACATTGGCGCCTTCGGCCCCAAGGACATGGCCAAGTACATGCCGGCATTGCTCGGTACGATCAAGCGTTTGGGCATGGAAGGCCCAGAGGCCGTGCGTTTCCTCGGTGCGAGTTTGCAGTCGCAGTTCTCGCAAACCCAGGACGCGGCAGCGGCCGCGACCAACATGAACAATCTGCTCAACGCAGTGATCAGCAGCACCAGCCAGGAGCGGTTCGCGAAGCAGGGTTATGACCTGGCGGGCTCGATCTTGGCGGCTACCAAAAGCGGCAAGGCGTCCAATCCGGTCGAAGCCTTCATCATGCTCAGCGAGCAGTTGATCCAAAAACAGGATCCGGCCACGGCTAAGAAGGTCTCGGCGCTCAAGGCCAAGATCAAGGCGTCCAAGGACGGCAGCGCCGAGGAAGAGCAGGCGATGGTCGCGCTGATTCAGGCGGCTGGCTTGGCGAACATCGTCAGTGACCAGAGTGCCAGTGACGGCCTGCTCGCGCAGATCAAGTACGGCAGCACGATCAAAGACAACATGACCACCATCAAGGAAACGGATGGTAAAGCCAAGATCGAGGCCGACGCTGCAAAGGCTCGCGAGACTTCCAATTCAAAATGGAGTGCGGCGACATCGAGCATGGAAGCGTCGATGACCAGCATCGGTAATGCGTTGCGGCCGCTCACTGACCTGGCAGCGGATGGGCTGACGAAGGTCGGCAATAGCATTGCCAAGCTGGCGGATGAGTTTCCGAAGATTGTCAGTGGCACCACTGTGGCAGTGGGCGCTGTAGGGACCGTCGTGGCTGCCTTCCAGGCTTTCAAGGTCGGCAAAGGCCTTATCAACCTTGCTCGGGGGACGCTGGGTGGTAAGCGGGATGAGGTGCAAAAAGTCTTTGTTACCAATGCCGAAGATGGCGCTGGCGCCGGTGACGGCAACCCCGCACCGAAGGGCAAGGCCGGCCTCGCGTTGGCGTTGGTAGAAACAGGGCTGAAGGCAGTAGCCACCGTGAGGGGAAATGGGGCTGATGACGGGGATACGCGGGAGGGTGGCGACAATCCGGATTCTGATAAACCTGCCGGCGGCTTTGACGTGGTGTCGACTGGGTTGAAGGTGGTGTCACTGATTCAAGAGGCCGCCGGCGGAGACGGGGAAGGGGGTGGTGATAGCGGCGGGAATAATGATGATGGAATCAAAAAGGTTTTCGTCGTCAACGCCGCAGCAATGGGGGGAGGCGGCGGTGCGGGGCCGCAACGCCGAAGCGGTCGCCGGGGTGGCAGGCCTCCACGGCGTCGCCCGTCGAGGCCTCCGCGTCCAAGGCCACCCGTGCCGCCCCCAGTTCCACCGGTACCACCCAGACCTAGCGTTGCTTCCAGGCTGACAGCGGTGGCTGGCAAGGTTGGAAAGGTGGGCAAGTTGATACCTGGCGGCGCGTTGATGGAATCCGGGGCAATGGTCCTCAACACCTTCCAGACGGCGCAAACTCAGGATGAGAAAGCGCAGGGCTATGGAGAGGCCGCCGGATCGCTAGCAGGCACTATGGCTGGCGCTGCAGCGGGTGCTGCGATTGGATCGGTGGTGCCAATTATCGGTACCGCCGTAGGCGGGTTGATTGGCGCTTATCTTGGCAGCATGGGAGGCCAGGAGGTAGGCGGCTGGGCTGGGCTTTCGCTATTTGGTAGCGATAAACCCGAAGAGCCTACCGCACCCATTACGCCGCTGTTGATGGCGCCGAGGCCAGGTCCGGCAGTACCCAGTCTCGCGACGATGGCGAATAGTTTTGCTGCTCGGCAACCTGCCTTGGTTGAGTCTGCACAGGCTGAGCAGGGCATTGGAAAGGCTGTTGCTCCTGTCGTACCTGTCACGCAACCGTTGGCTCAGCTGGTTCCCACGTCGGACAACCGCGCTGTCGAAATACAAGCTCGTCCGCAGCCTCTAATCGAGGCAGTAGCACGGAAGCCAGCAGCCCCGCTGATGATGCCGATGGGGCCAGCATTAGGTGACGTCACTCGTTCGTTGGCGGCGCCTGTCGCCTCCAAACCCGCGAACCTGGTTATTCAAGCGCCTCCTGCGCCCAAACCAGACCCTGCACGTGTGGACCAGAAGTTCAGCTACTCGCTGAGCATGCCGGTCACGGTCGAGGGCGATGCCAAGGATCCGCAACAGTTCGTTCAGCAACTTATGCCCTTGATGCAACGGGCACTCAGTGATGCCGCTCAGCAAGAAGCTCGGCGCAATCTTTACGACGATGCCCATACATAAGGAGGGAGCATGGAATACCTGGAGCAGATGCAGTCCGGCTTCAAATACCTGGTCAGTGCGGGCGAGGCGGGCCGACGCAGTCTGGACGGGATGCTCGGGCCGGTGAATGGTGCGATCAGTGAAATCACCGGCGCCGCCGCTGAACTTGAAAATCTGCCATTCATTCCTGACGGTGTTGGGGACAAGTTGCAGCGGCTTATGCGCGGGGTCGGTGCGGCTCAAGCCAAGGTCGGCGCAGTGGTGGAAACATACAGCCGCGCTTCCAGGGCCGCGTCGCAGATTGACGAACGGCTCGGCGTGCTGAAAGAGCAAGCCGCCAAGGCGGGCGCCGCGATCAATCAGGTGGCAGGCAAGGTCAGCCCATCGCTGGCAAACATCTTTCCGACTGAAGCGCTGGGGCTGTCACAGACTCCGCTCGCTGAGGCCGTGAAGCCGTTCCCGCACCTATTGATCATTCATCCGCTCAAACCCAACACCCAGCCGTACTACTTCAATTTGGATACAGCAGCCTTTGATGAGCTGCGCCGGCAGACGGAGTTTCGTTGGGCCTCGCAAGAGCGCCTTAGCCGCCGGCCGGCGCAGCAAGCCATCGGCATGGGTGAAGAAAAAATGACTCTCAAGGGTTCCATCTTTCCCGGCTTCAAGGGTGGACTCAAGCAACTGGACACCCTGCGCAGTATCGGTGCCCAGTTGCTTCCGCTGACGCTCACTACGGGCTACGGAGAAGTGCTGGGCACCTGGTGTTTAAAGACCTTGGAGGAAGAGCAGAGCGCCCTGCTGCAGGGCGGGATTCCGCGCAAACAAGTATTCACCCTGGAGTTTGTACGTTATGGCGATGACCTGCAGAACGTCTGACGGCGACGTGCTGGATACCTTGTGCAATCAGTTTTACGGGCACCTGAACGGCACGGTGGAGGCCGTGCTGGCTCACAACCAAGGGTTGGCCGACCAGCCGCAACCGCTTAAGGCCGGATTGCTGATTGTCTTTCCGGACCTTCCACCAGTCACGGACGAAACGGTGCAGCTGTGGGATTGATGGTGGTGAGTCAAACATTTGAGTAGCTGTTCATGACAAAGCCTCGCACTGCGGGGCTTTGTCGTTTCTAGGGTATTGAGATGAAACCAACTTTTAGAATTGTTGCTGACGGGACGGATATCACGGCCCTGATCAACGACCGCCTGCTGTGCCTGCGCACCGTCGATAAACCTGGCATGGAGTCGGATGACTTCGAGTTGCGTATCGATGACCGCGACGGTGCGGTGTCATTGCCCAAACGCGGTGCCGGCATTGAGATCTACCTGGGCTACGCCGGCAACAGTCTGACGCGCCTCGGCCGCTACGTCGTAGATGAGGTCGAAGCATCCGGCCCGCCGGACACCATCGTGATTCGCGGTAAAGCCAGCGACATGCGTGGATCCGGCAAAACTACCCGCACCGGTAGTTGGGAAAACGTCACCCTCGCGCAGATCGTCGCTGACGTGGCGGCTCGTAATGGCTGGCAACCGGTCTGTTCCATCACCACGGTAGTGCCCCGGGTCGACCAGATCGGCGAGTCCGACTTCAACTTCATCACTCGTCTGTCCAAGCAATACGACTGCACCGCCAAGGTCGCTGACGGCAAGTTGCTGGTGATGCAGCGTCAGGCGGGCCAGAGCGCGAGTGGCAAAACTCTAGGTGTAGTCACCATCACGAAAAGCGACGTCAGCCGCTGGCAGTTTCGTTTCGCTGACCGAACCACGCAAAAGGCCGTAAAGACGCGCTACCAGAACAAGAAGAACGGCGAACTGGTGACGCTGGAGCTGGGAAACGATGACGCGCCGGAAGGCATGCCGCCGGTCCATACCGACCGACATATCCATCCCAACAAGTCTGCAGCGGAACAGGCTGCCAAGGCGCGGCTGAATGCGTTCAACCGTTCTACGGCAGCGGTTCGACTGGAGATGGTGGGGCGCACCGACCTGTTCGCCGAGCGCCACATCAATGCGCAGGGCTTCAAGGACGGATTGGATGGGGACTTTCTCGTGGACTCGGTGGAACAGGTGTTCACCCAGGCCGGCTGGTCCACCACGGTCGAGTGTAATGCCGGTAAAAAAGGCAAAGCCAAGGCCAAAGGGAAGAAAGAGAAAAAGCCGCTCACCGTGCTGACGGTGCCGTGATCGCTTGACGCACTTGCCCGATCCGCAACGATAAACTCAGGAGGCGTCATGCCCATCACCGAGCAAAAACTTCAACGCATCATGCCCAACGCCCGCCGCCAAGCGGGCGTTTTTGTATCTGCCTTAAACGCAGCGATGACCAACAGGATGATCGATACACCCAAGCGCCAGGCCGCATTCCTCGCCCAGGTCGGACACGAATCGGGTCAGCTGCAGTACGTACGCGAACTGGGCAGCGATCAGTACCTCAGCAAATACGACACCGGCTCTCTGGCGGCCAAGCTCGGCAATACCCCGGAAGCCGATGGGGACGGTCAGCGTTACCGTGGCCGTGGGTTGATCCAGATCACCGGGCACGATAACTACCTGCGTTGCAGCCTGGCGCTGTTCGGTGATGAACGATTGTTGCGCACACCGGAGCTGCTCGAGCAGCCGCAATGGGCGGCAGAGTCGGCGGCGTGGTTCTGGTCGGTGAACGGGTTGAATGCCCTAGCGGATCAGGAGCAGTTCAACACCATCACCCGCCGGATCAATGGCGGCCTCAATGGCCTGGAGGATCGGCTGCAGCTGTGGGCCAGGGCGAGGGCGGTGTTATGCGTTTCTTCGATCTGATCCCCGCGCAGTTCCGTTTCGCTGCCGTCGGCGTGCTGTTGTTGATGGTGATTGCCGGATCTGCTGCGTTGGCCTGGACAGCCCAGGACTGGCGTTATGGCCGCGAGCTGGAGCGCCAGGCCCGGCTGCAGGCGGACACCCTTAACGAGTTATCCCAAGCGTCTGCCTCCGTGCAGCGTACCGAGCAGGACAAGCGCCTGGCTCTGGAGCAGCGTCTGCAGAACAAAGACGAAACCCACTACAAGGAATTGACCGATGAGCAAACCAAGCAGGCTCGTCTGCGTGATCGGCTGGCTACTGCTGATCTGCGGCTGTCAGTCGTACTCGCCGCCACCGAAACCACCGGCAGCTATTCAATGTCAGCCACCACCGCCACCGGCCGCGTGGTTCATGGCACCACAAGAGCCCGACTTGACCCAGCGCATGCTCAACGAATTATCGGAATCACCGATACCGGCGACCAAGGATTGATCGCCCTGCGGGCCTGTCAGGCTTACGCAAAAGAAGTTTCCACACCGAAGTAAAAGGAGCGGCCGGGTAGGATGCGTCAACATCCAACCCCGGCCACCTTTCCCGCAGCTTGCCCCTGCAAGTCCAGCCAAGGCTCCTGCTTCGTGCACAAAGCGGAGCGAGCCTAGCACTGTTTATCCATACAGCAAAGGTCTTGCTTTTATATGTCCACACCCATCATCCCCTGGATGGGCGGCAAACGCCGCCTGGCCGACCGCCTTATCCCGCTCTTCCCGCCGCACGAATGCTACGTCGAAGTCTTTGCCGGCGGTGCCGCGCTCTACTTCATGCGTCCCCAGGCCGCGCCAGTTGAAGTCCTCAACGACATCAACGGCGACCTGGTGACGCTGTACCGCGTTGTGCAGAACCACCTGGAAGAATTCGTGCGCCAGTTCAAATGGGCGCTCAGTTCCCGCCAGGTTTTCGAGTGGCAGAAGATGACCCGCCCTGAAACCCTCACCGACATCCAGCGCGCCGCCCGTTTTTTTTACCTGCAGCACCATGCCTTCGCCGGCAAGGTTACGGGGCAGACGTTTGGTACCGCAACCACAGGCCCGGCAATCAACCTGCTGCGGATCGAGGAAAACCTCTCGGCTGCCTGGCAACGGCTCTCTGGCACCTACGTTGAAAACCTGCCCTGGTTGGACTGCGCTGAACGCTACGACCGTGCCCACACCTTCCACTACATGGATCCGCCTTACTGGCAGACGGCGGGCTATGGCGTGGATTTTCCGTTTGAGAATTACGAGCGCATGGCTGACTTCATGCGGCGCTGCAAGGGGAAGGTGATGGTCAGCATCAATGACCATCCTGACATTCGGCAGGTGTTCGAGGGCTTTCACTTTGAGACGCTCGATATCCGCTATTGCAATACCAATCAGCGTCAGGGAAAGGCTGAGGTTAGCGGTGAACTGGTGATCATGAACTGGGAGCCGGCCGCACTGGGAGGGCTGTTCTGATAGCGTCAAACATCCTTGGATGGCACCGGCAGCAGTAAATCAGCTCCCTGGTTTTTCACGCTCCCTACTGCTTTACCAACGGCATACCACTCAAAGTCATCCGCAGGCTGGCAACATTCCTTTGCTATTTCCTCAGCCCGGGCTGGGGGAAGGTTGGGGTCAATCCATTCCCTGGCGTGCTCAGGTGTCAGCACTAACGGCTTGCGGTCGTGAACGTCCACCATGCCCTGATCACTGGCGGCGGTGATGATCACGAACCCATCGCCGTCGTGCGGATCCAGGCCAGGATGAATTTGGGCAAGCGCGCCAAAGAACATGGGCTTCTGACTCTTCAGGCGAATGAAGTAGGGCTGCTTTTTCTTCGGATCGTCAGGGTCTTTGACCCACTCGTACCACCCTTCACTTGGCACCAGGGCTCGGCCATTCGGCCAAAGTTGCTTGAAGAACTTTCCCGTGGTGACCGTCTCTACACGGGCGTTGATCGGATCGGGGCGCTTGCCCTTGGCCCAGAACGGCGCCCATCCCCATTTGACTGCATCGATATGCAGCCCATCTTCTGCTGCGTGCAGTAACTGCACCCGTGTCGACGGGGCGACGTTGTAGCGATCAATAGGCTGAGCGTCGTAACCGCTGAACAGCTCTATCTGGGGGCTCAGTTCTTCAATGAAGATCGCCATTCCTTCGTACTGCACGAATCGTCCGCACATACGCACCTCTCCGCCTGTCGAAATCCCCTACAGAAAAATTGACCGCAAGCGTGCTACAAAGTTAACTGTACATTCATACAGTATCTGTAAAAGGCCGTATCATGAGCTTCACCATTTTAGGTCCTATCGCTGAGGCAGGCGCGAAGCTGCCTATGTGTTCGTTCCAGGTACCGGCCGGCTTTCCTTCGCCGGCAGCGGATCATATCGAGCAGCACATCTCATTGGATGAGGTCCTGAATATCCGCGCACCGCATGTGTACCTGGTAGCCATCACCGGGGAAAGCATGCAAGGGATTGGTATTTTTGAAGGCGATCTCGCGGTGGTGGATCGTGCCATTGAGCCGGCTCACGGGCATGTGGTGGTGGCTCTGCTGAACAATGAACCCGTCTGCAAGCGCCTATGTAAGCGCGGCCGGGAGGTGATCCTTTTATCAGAGAACCCCAAATACCCGGCGCGTTATGTGCTTGAAGGCGATGAGCTCTCAATCTGGGGTGTGATCACCAGCACAGTGCGCAGCCATGTCTAAGCAAGAACCGACCTTTGCACTGATCGACTGCAACAGCTTTTATGCCAGTTGCGAGCGGGTGTTCCGGCCGGACCTGGCGAAGGTGCCCATCGTGGTGCTGAGCAACAACGACGGCTGTGTCATCGCGCGCAGTTACGACGCGAAGCCGTTCATCAAGATGGGCGAGCCGTATTTTCAGATCAAACACAAGCTCAAGCAACACGGCATTGTGCCGTTCTCCTCCAACTATGCGCTGTACGGCGACATAAGCGAACGCGTGATGAGCCTGATCGAGTCACTGGTGCCGGCAGTTGAGGTTTACAGCATTGATGAGGCCTTCGCCGATATGACCGGTGTCGGTGGTTTGGATGCCTTAGGCCGGCAAATCCGCGCCCAGGTACTTCGCTGCACCGGCATACCTGTTGGTGTGGGCATAGCTCATACAAAGACCCTGGCGAAGCTGGCAAACCACACCGCGAAGCGCCTGCAATCGCAGACCGGTGGTGTGGTCAATATCACCGACCCAGTTAAGCGGGACTGGGTGCTGCGTAATACGAACGTGGCGGAGGTGTGGGGCGTTGGCAGAAAGATGAAACTTCACCTCGATACGATGGGTATAAAGTCTGCAATGGACTTGGCTAAGGCGGACCCGTGGACGCTTCGCAAGAAGTTCAGTGTTGTGATCGAGAAGACGGCCAGGGAGCTGGGCGGCACGCCTTGCTTGGAGCTGGACGAGCCGGATCCGCCAAAGCAGGAGATCTGCTGCAGTCGGATGTTCGGCCAGCGGCTGACGGAGCTGCCGCCTATCAAAGAGGCGGTGGCCACCTACATGATGCGAGCTTCTGAGAAGCTTCGCGGCCAGAACTCGCTGTGCAAGAAGGTGCGCGTGAGCATCCGTACCGGCATGTTCAATCCGGAAGAGGCGAAATACGCCAATGGTGTGGTGGTAGATATGCCTTACCCCACTGACGACGTTCGCCTGCTAACCCAGGCGGCGGTAGGGGCGCTTGATCGTATATTTCGACCAGGCTTCAAATACAGCAAGGCCGAGGTGATGCTGATCGACCTGTGCCAGCCTGGCGAGTACACGGACGATCTGTTCGCGGTGTCTCAGCCAGCCGAGGCCACCAGATTGATGACCGTGCTGGACCAGATCAATGACAGGTGGGGAAGGGGAACGCTGCGGTCGGCCAGTGTGCCGACGAAGCCAGTCTGGGGGATGCGCCGGGAGATGATGAGCCAGAGCTACACCACGAAGCTCGATCAGCTTTGGTCGGTAGCCTGCAAGTAGTGGGGCGCCCAACGCCTGATTAACTTCACTCGGGCGACATGAGGACCGCCAGAGTTAGCTTGATGAACTCTTCGTTCTCGTCGATGGTGTGCAGAGCGCCGCGTATGTTCTCAGCCACATCGGCGGAGCCACGCTGCTCGACCCAGTTCGATAGCTCTAGGATGGAGGCTTCGAGGGCCAGTTGGTTTTCGTACAGTTTGGAGAGCAGGGAGGGGAGCAAGTCTGAGTTGGGCATCGGCGTTCCTCTGGTGGAGTGAACAGCGTAGCAGCAGGCATACGAAGCTGTTTCCCACCAAGCTTTAGGGGCAAACGACCGGCTGCTGCCGGAACAGCGCTCGCGCAAGACATTGCATATAAGGATTACTGACCTTCCCCATTAGAAATTAGCATTCCCCTGATAATTGTCTCGCCATGCTGTTTGGCAAGTGCCTGCAGGTCGGGAGCATAGGGACTGGATAAACCAAACATCTCTCGGAAGAGCGCTCCCGCAACCAGTGGCCCCAATACTGAAAAAGCGTAAAGAGCCGGGTCACCAGGACGAATCTCTCCGCGCTGCTGCGCCTCGCTGATGATTCCCGTAATCAGCTGCAGCATCTTCGTAACAACGTTGTCGTGCCAAATCGTTGCGAGGTCAGGAAAGGTTCTGCTTTCGCTGATCACGAGCCTAGCCAGAGCTGGAACTCGGCTATTACCGATTCGACCGGCTGCGCTGTTTAGCATAAGAGGTACCAGTTCTCGCAGCGTCCCTTCAAACCCCAGAGAGATCTGCTGAATACTTTGCAGATGGAGAGAGACTGAGTGCTGCACAACTGCGCGAAATAGATCCTCTTTGGTGGCAAAGTAACGGTAGAGCGTACCTTTGACCACGCCGGCCCGTTTGGCGACGTCGCTGAGCTTAGTAGCCGCGAACCCGCTCTCCGCAAATACATCCAATGCCGCCTCAATAATTTCAGCGGGCCGCGCATCCTTGCGCCGTTGCCATTTGGGTTGGGTGTCCGTCGAGTCCATTGCCTATCCTGACGTCTTTAAACCGGCAGTATAATGCTGTGTTCGCTAAAATACCGGCTTAACGTGGCTGAGTCCCCATTGGGATCCGCCAGGGCTACATAGGTATCAGGCCGCAACAGATAAGCAGCATTTTTTGCCAATCCGGCGTTCTGGTACTCCCGCTGCCAAGCAAAAATATGCAGGGACATGTTTTGCTTTTTGCACCAATCCACCAAGTCCGCCTTCGGTTCCCCGTAGACATGGACTTGCCATTGGATTGCAGTAAGACAGTCGTAGTTATCAGCGCCGGACAAAGGCACCCAAGGCAAACGATCACCGCCTTGCACTTTACCTGCAGTTCCCTGACTCAGAGGGCTCTCGTGGTAATTCAACGTCGTCTGGGAAACCATTTGGAACATGTATTCGCGGACGTTTTCACTCTTGTACGCGACGCTCGCGAAAATTGGAGCGATCCGTGTTCGCACAAAGTCGGCGAAGCCGCCCTGAGCGGTGGCGAACGTGAATAACTTATCAGTTGTCTCAACAAGCCTACGGGCGAACGCCTGGCGCTCGACCTGATAACTATCGAGCAGAAAGTCAGACGCCGTACCTTTCACCACAGCTGCTAGCTTCCATGCCAAGTTGATTGCGTCCAGGATGCCGGTGTTCATGCCTTGACCACCTGCCGGGCTATGTACGTGGGCAGCGTCTCCAAGAAGAAATGCTCTGCCACGTCGGAACTGATCCGTGACGCGATGATGAACGCGATAAGTAGAAAACCAATTCACGTCGCTGATCTTGATGTTCAGGCCATTAATAGCCTCATGGCCCACATCAGCAAATGTTAGAGTTTCCGGATGTTCAGCACGTTCGTCTCGGACGATGCCAATCAGGCGGTATCGATCAGCTTCGCCATAGGACATGACCATCACAAACTCGGATTTATCAAAAGCAATATGCGCTTCCCCAGCAGGTTCCACGCCACTGGCTGTGACATCCGCGACGTAGAAAAGCTGTTTGTAAGTTCCGCCTTCGAACCCGCTGCCTATCTCATGGCGAACAAGCGACCGAGCACCGTCGCATCCGGCGAGATAAAGCGCTGTGAAAGGTTCACCGTGACCATCAGCATGCTTCAAGATCGCAGTGATTTGGTTGCCATTATCCTCGAAGGACAACAGCTCGGTCTGGCGTTCTACTTCGACCCCAAGTGACTGGAGTTGCTTCACGAGTAGACGCTCATGGTGATCTTGGGGGTAAACCAGCACAAACGGATAGGGTGAAATCTCTCCGCCTGCATCGATCAGTGGGATGCGGGCCTTCCGGCTGCCTCGTGCCCACATGTTCATGGCGGGTGTTTTATAGCCGGCCTCAATGACCGCATCGGCCATGCTGAGCTGGCGATACAACTCCAGAGTGCGTGCCTGAACTGCCATGGCACGAGAGGTTTCACCCGGGCCGCTACTTTTATCGATGATCCTGACGGCGACCCCTTGCTTAGTGAGCCACAGCGCTAGAGCCAACCCCGTAGGGCCGGCTCCAACAATGAGAACGTCGGTTTGTGCCATGATCTAACCTCACAAATATTAATGACCTTGAGGTCATTAATGTTCCGAAAGTGCAGCAATGTCAATGATCCGTCACGTTCGACGGAATATTTCCGCACATCCAAATGCCCCCGCCGGACTGCCATGCGGGATAGATAAAGTGGTAAGAAAGTGATGCGGAGTTTTCTGTAGCGCGCTACAAGGCACGTATTACGGGGCCTTTAGGATTAATGGCTGCAATCCATCATCGGACGCGTTGGGGAGGGCAGCTCTTGTAAGGGGTGGGGAGTGTCGGCTAGACATCGGGACATCGGGCACCTCATGCAGGTGGGAAGAGAGGCAGATACTACACAAACGCTATTACATCCGCTTTTGGCCGAATACTGCCTGTCAGAGGGATTGGTTTGCCATCGTTAAGATTACTGGCGGGACCGTAAGTCTTGGAGGAACATCTGGCGACGGTGGGGCAAAAATGGGGCAAACCGTACGCCAATCCATGCCATTCAATGCCCATCATGCATTTGTCCATGCAGTAGAGCTATGCGCTGAGCCTCAATAAACACATGGGGTTGGGGCTTAACGACCGAAATACTCCAGCACAATCGGGGTGTGGCTGGAAAGGTCGGTCATACGCGGGGTTCAGCTCTTCCTGTCGATTTTTGGCAAGGGTAAATAGGCTAATGGTACATTGATTTTTTATGCATTGTGGGCGGCTATACGATGTTGAATTCTCGCTACGAGCCTTATAAACGATGTGTTTGTCCTATGGTTTACGATAGAAACCAAGGCAGATCGGGTTCGGTTGATCAATAAAAAAACCCGACGCTGGGTCGGGTTCTTTATTGCAGTGCCTTAGTAGATGTCAGGCTCGTTTTGCCTCAGCTGCCATCAATACAAGGTTCTGCTGTTTGGTCGCTTCGGTCAGCACTTCGCTGTATACGCGCTTTTTTTGATCAGATTTAGCGTTACGAATAAAGTCGGCAAAGGGGCTTTTTGCACCTTTGGTCAAGCCCAGCTTGATCGAAATCATCATTACGCTCCTGATGGTTGCCCGAGTCTGGCCTCAAGATCGGCCCGCGTGTGTCGCTCAGGAATATGGTAGTCAATTTTTTCGACACCGGCTTTGTACAATCGTCCCGAGTTGTCAATGTGCTTGAGCAGCAAATCCACGTGGATATCGCCGCCGTACTCTAGCTTAAGTGCGTTGACGACGTCACGTGCGGCAAAGTACTGGTCGATGAAATGCTCTTTACGAATCCTTCTTCCTTCTGATTCTTCGCGAGCTTTGACGAAGTCCCAAGCGAGCATCGGATCCTGGTAGACGTACAGAATCTGTACGAACCTGCCTTTTCTTAAGGAACGATCCACATTCCGCCTGGCAACATCAATGTTTGAAAATGTTCCGTCAAGGAGGAACGACTGCTGTTGGTCCATCGCAAAATCCAGAATCTTCTCCACCAAAATAGAAACCCCTTTCTGGAATAACCAGGAGTTACCGCCGGTATAGGCAACAAATTCGCTACGAAGCTCATCGGGGTCAATTCGAAGGATCGGGGTGTCGGCAAAAAGATTCACGAGCGCGATTGATGCCTCGGTTTTTCCTGCACCCGGTGAGCCGGCCATGTAGACCGATACAGGCGCCTCTTCCGGAGGATAGATAGCTTTGTCGGTCAGACGCCTGGCAATCATTTTCTTGTTTGAGCGAGCAAAGCGCAGCGCTTCGTCTGAGACTTCCTGCTCTGAGTGCGTCATGACTTTTCTGATTGGATCTGCAAAGTGCGTCATCAACAAACCCAGCATTTTTCCGATAGGCGCAGGTTAGCATGCGAGGCAGACCACAAATGGTTAGGTAAAAATCTGCAATCAATGCATTAAATATGCAAATTAGCATTTGCCAAGCATCAAAACTGCCTGCACTATCCGCGTTATGCAAAAACGCAACGTTTCTATCGTCTTAAGAGAGCTGCTGGACCGCGACCGGATCTCCCCCACGGAGCTTCACCGGCGTACCGGCGTGCCTCAATCCACGTTGTCCCGGATCCTCAGCGGCAAGATCGTCGATCCGTCGGACAAGCACATCTCACGCATTGCCGATTACTTTCAGGTCAGCACCGATCAGTTGCGCGGGCGCGCAGGGCTGGTGCCGGCGCGGTCGGACGAGCGTGACCCGATGCATTCGGAACTCAAGGACATAAGCCTGTGGGACGACGACACGCCCGTTAATGATGACGAGGTGTCGATCCCCTTTCTGCGCGAGGTTGAATTGGCTGCTGGATCAGGAAGAGAAGGCCAGCCTGCGATTCGGCAAGCGCAGCCTGCGGCATAACGGTGTGCAGTTCGACCAGGCCAAGTGCGTCACGGTGCGTGGCAACAGTATGTTGCCGGTGCTGCGTGACGGCGCGACCGTCGGCGTCAACGCCGGCAAGTGCGGGATTGGTGACATCGTCGACGGCGACCTGTATGCCATCAACCACAATGGCCAACTGCGGGTGAAACAGCTCTATCGCCTGCCTTCGGGGATTCGCCTGCGCAGCTTCAACCGCGATGAACACCCGGATGAGGACTACAGCTTCCAGGACATCCAGGATGAGCAGATCAGCATCCTCGGTCACGTCTTCTGGTGGGGCATGTACGCCCGCTAACCCCTCTTCGTAAGACAAAGCCCGCCAATGAGCGGGCTTTTTTTCGTCCGTGCAAAACCACCAAACCCTTTGCCCATAAGGCTGCGAATGCATCCATGCATATGCACTGCAAAAAATAAATGCATTTGTGCATTGACTGTATATGCATACATGCATATTCTTCATCTCAAGCCAGCCAAGAAGGCCTGGTGGAGGCGGCAAGGATGCTGCCAAGGAAGACAAGGACGTTACGCAACACCGGCAAGGACGCCATCGAAGCGATGGCACGGATGCCAGGCAACACCGGCAAGGATGCCGACGCTCTTTAGTTTCAAACCGCTTCAAGAACAGGCAGCGATGAACCGGCCTTAACGGTTCAGAGGGTTGGCAACTGGCCCGGGTGTGCAGCGTAAAGCACCAGAAGCAGTTATCCGGCAGACAGGGATCGTGGTCGGAAAAACATTGAGGAAAGAACCGTACCGCGCCAGTAGCGCCGAAAGTTCGAGGACAGCATTACTGAAAAGCCCGGGCAACCGGGCTTTTTGGAATGCCTACCTATAAATGGAATTACCCAAAACCCGGCACTGCGCCGGTAATGCTCAGCCAGGAGGCGTGACATGACAAACGAGCAGCAAGCGTTAGCGGAAATGCCTATCTGGTTAGTGATCGCACTGGCCCTGATCGGCGGTGTCTCCGGAGAAATGTGGCGCGCCGACAAGGAGGGCGCCCGCGGTTGGTCGCTGGTGCGGCGCCTGGCCCTGCGTTCCGGGGCCTGCATGGTGTGCGGGGTGTCAGCCCTGATGCTGTGCTACGCCGCCGGCATGTCGATCTGGACGGCCGGCGCCATTGGTTGCCTGACCGCCATGGCCGGTGCCGACGTGGCCATCGGCCTTTATGAACGCTGGGCAGCCAAGCGCATCGGCGTCAACGAAGGCCCCGGCCGGGACCCGCAGTAACCGTTGCAAGGACGCGACTTAAATGACACTCATCGAAAAACCTTCCCAACTGCCCCAGGCCATCAACGAGGCGTTGCGCGTTGCCTTTCCTAATCTGAAGGTCGGCAATCATCAGGACTTCCAGGGCACAACGGATAACACCGGCGTGTTGATCACGGTCGAAGGTAATGGCCCCGGCATTCGCTCCCGCGAAGGGCGCAAGGCCCACGCCCTGGGGATTTCACTCAAGGCTATGGTTGCCCCAGGTGCCTTGCCCTTTGATGCCTGCGACCTGGCCAGCCAACTGATGGACCTGGTGCTGGATAACCGCTGGAACCTGCCGCAGGAGCAGTGCGACCTGCCGAGCAATATCGTCGCTGCGCCCTCAATAGGCACCACCGCAGAAACGGACTACGACACCTGGACCGTCAGCTTCACCCAAACCCTCTATATCGGACCGCCGCTGCTCAACGATCCCACAGGCCAACCGCTGTTCGCCTGCACCTGGGAAGTCTCGAACATCGACGACCCCGACCAATACAAGCCGCTGGCGGAGTAGCCCATGTTCGACGCGCTGTTACGCATGCAACTGGGGCCGATTGTCGAGCGACTGGCGGAAATGGAAAACCAGCTCGAAGACCTGTATCGACGCGCTGAAAGTTTCTGCCGCATCGGCGTGTGCCAGGAGGTCGACGCCGCCAGCAATACCTGCAAGGTCAGCCACGGCGAACTGCTCACCCCGGCCATTCGCTTTTTCAACCCCAGCGCCGGTGCGCAGACGGAAACCCGCATCCCGTCCGTGGGCGAGCAATGCTTGCTGCTCAACTACGGCGGCGGGGAGGGCGGGGCGCAATCGGTGGCCTTGTTCGGCTTGAACAGCGACCGGTTTCCGCCGGTCTCCAGCGTTCCGTCACTGACCCGGCGCCGCCATCAAGACGGCACCCAAAGCGACTACGACGACGCCAGCCATACCTTCAACTGGATCAACGGCCCGACCACGTTCACCGGTTCCCGCGAACAGGTCGACGTCAAGGTCGGCGCCGCCGGCCTGACGATGAATGCCCAGAGCATCACGCTGCAAGTCGGTGGTACCCGTCTGTTGCTGGATGCCGGCGGCGCGCACTTCAGCGGCCCGGTGGTGGATCACCAAGGCCGAGTCATCAGCCCCTGATAAGGACATCCCATGATCGGAATCGATCGGAACACCGGGGCGGCCGTCGATGACTGGCTGCAATTCGTCCAGCGCGCCACCCGAGCGCTGACCACTCCCTTGGGCACTCGCCAGAAGCGCCCGCTGTACGGCTCGATGATCCCGCAACTGCTCGGGCAAAACCTCGGCGATGACCTGCTGATTCTCGCCCAGAGCCATGCCGCCCAGGCGTTCTACAACCCGCAGAACGGCATCGCCGATTTCGAACCGCAAGTCATCGTCGCCAACCGTCAGGGCGCCGGCCTGTTGCTGCGCTTCGCCGGCACCTGGAAAAACCGCAAACAAACCTTCGAGGTGGTGACATGAGCATGCTGATACCCGGCCAGAATCAGTTGGCTGAGCCAGCGATCATTGCCGTCGATGAATTCGAGCCACTGTTGGCGGAGTTCAAGGCGTTTGTCGTTGATTACGTCGCGACTCGTGCGCCGGAAAATGCCGCCAAGCTCAAGGTCAGCCTGGAGAACGAAAGCGAGCTGCTGACGTTGGCGCTGGAAGCTTTTTGCGTTCGCCTGCAAACCCACGAGCGTAAATACAACGCCCGCATCAAGCAGATGCTGGCGTGGTGGGCCACCGGCAGTAACCTTGACGCACGCCTTGCCGACATGGGCCTGGAGCGTCAAGTGCTCGACCCTGGTGACCCGGCGGCTTTCCCGCCCGTGCCGCCGACGTTGGAGAGCGACGACGACGCCCGCCTGCGTTATTACCTGGCGCCACACGCACCCGCAGCAGGCTCGCGGATGCAGTATCGCCGGGAGGTTTTCACCCTCGGTGAGCGTCCATCGGTGAAAGTGCAAAGTGCTACGCCGGGTGTGGTGACGGTCACTTATACCTTCGACCCGGACGGCTACGCGGCGCGGGTCAAGGATGGCAACGGCCGTCGCACCGCGCCTGGCGAAGTGATGGTCACCGTCCTGTCCCGAGACGGGGATGGCACACCCTCTGAGGATCTACTCGAGGGTGTACGCCGGCATTTCGCCCGGCCTGATGTACGACCGGAAACGGATCTCGTCTCGGTGCAGGGCGCACAAATCCTGCGTTACAAAATCCGCGTGGTGGCAAAGATCAACGCCGGCCCGGACTCCGGGCTCACTCAAGTCGCCGCCCAGAAACTGCTGCAAGACTATGCAGAGTCTTGCCATCGCCTGGAAGGGCGGGTGGACCCGAGCTGGATCGACTACGCCATCCACTCGGCGGGCGCTGCGCAACTGCAAATTCTTGAGCCGCTGGAGCCGATCGTCACCACGGCATTCCAGGCCCCGTATTGCACGGGTGTCGAGGTGGAGGTGCGCACCCTATGAACGAACCAAAAGGCAGCTTGCTGCCCGCCAACAGTTCGCCGTTGGAGAAGGCACTGGACCTGGGGTTCGGGCAGTTGCTCGACCGGGTCACACCACCTTTTCCCGCCTTGATGAACCCGCTGCAAACCCCGGTTGAATTCCTTCCCTACCTGGCCGCTGATCGCGGCGTCAGTGAATGGGATGCCGCTGCCAGCGAGTCGGAGAAGCGCCTCACTGTGGCCTTGTCGTGGCAGATCCAGCGTCAGGCCGGTACGCCCAAGGCGCTGAGCTACGCGGTTGAGTCACTGGGATTCACCCCCAACATCAGCGCCTGGTATCAACAGCGGCCAACCGGTCTGCCTTACACCTTTGATGTGCAGGCAATCATCGGTCGCAGTTGGTCCAGTGGCGATCACAACCGTTTGATCCGCCGCATCAACGCGGCCAAGAGCGAGCGGGACCTGGCCACCATCACCATCGTGCACGAGACCTCCCAGGGTTTACGTGTCGCTGCAACCGCTGATCCAGGATTGAGCATCGGCGATGAGAGCCAGCCCGGGGCATTACCCGAGGTGAAGCTTCACGGGGTACTTGCTTGTAGCAGCGTGGCGCACACACCGCTCAGCGATGGCGAGTTGGAGCTGTGCGGCGTACTGCCTGAACTCGGGCTGGCGGCCCGGCTTAACAGTGCCGGGGTTGCCCGGCACTACACCATTAACGACTACGACCTCAGGGCGCAGCCATGACAGATGAAATTACACGCCTGGTGCGCTTCACCTCCAAGGGATTGGATGAAGTGCTGCAGGCAAAGAACCAGGGCTTGAAAGGCGAGATCACCCACATTGGCGCCGGTACTGGCCGCTACAACCCCGACGGCACCGAAGTTGCCCTGCGTGACGAGCGTCAACGGGTCGCCATTGTGGACTACGAGGACTTGGGCGACCGACAACTCAGGATGGCCGCGCTGTTTGATGGCGAGGCTGAGTATGAGATTGGCGAGTTCGGTTTTTATCTCGCCAGTGGCACGTTGTTGGCGGTGTATTCCGTTGCAGGAAAGTTGCTGACGTATAAAGCGGCGGCGGCTCGGGTGCTGCAGAAGTTCACGTTGGATATTTCGCCGTTGCCGGCGGACAGCGTCACTATAGTTGTGGGGAGTGACAACCTAAATATTTTGTTGGGGGAGGATATTGCAGTACTTGCGACAGCGAATATTGACAACATGGCTCGTCATACTGAATTGCTGTTTCGTGTGATGTCACTGGAATCAGGCCGATAAGGCATAAATAGTTAAGGAGTTTTAAACGTGAGTCTAGAAACGACTATTACATCGCTAGTGACGGCGGCGAATAATTTGACCACCGCCGTCAATGGAAAAATCGGTAGTATCAATGCGACGATGGCCGGTGCGTTGGCGCAGTTTAATGAGTGGCGTAGCCTAAAGGATGTGGAGGGGGATCCGAACTATCCTGGGACCATTCGCAGCACCATTCTTCAGGGCCATGTTTACGGCACCGGTGGTGTCTACGAGGCGCAGTCGATAGGTGATTTCGTGTCTACGGACTTGGGGTCGAGCGTCAATGTCTATATGCATTTCAAAATTCCATTGAACCTCAACATCAACTCAGAAATGTTCTGGTTCAATATCAAAGGTTACAGCTACGGCACGGCGAAAATTATCGATGAAACGTTAGTTGGGTATTGCTATCAACCGAACCGAACACTGCACAATGCCTCAACCTTCGGCAATATGACACCTGCTGTCTACGTTGATGCTAATGGCAATATTGTGATGCGGATTTTGATACCCAATATTTATTACACCACGGTCCGTATTGACACTATGCGAGTGGGTAATGGCCGTCTGTTTAATTTGGGTGATATTAAGACCAAGGTTTCGCTGGCTGATACCGTGGTTTTTAGTTAAGGAGAGAGAACATGTCTGAGACATTTAACGCCGAGAATCCAGCGGCTGGTATTGCGGTACCGACACCTGAAATTGAATGGGCAGCCGTTCGTTCTCGTCGCGATCAACTATTGCGCGCAACTGACTTCACTCAATTGCCGGACTATCCAGCGACCGACGTGCAGCGAACAGACGTAGCGTCATATCGCAAGGCGTTGCGTGATATTCCTGAACAGGTGGCAGAGCCTTCGAAGCTTGTATGGCCCGCACTACCCACCTTCCTGAAATAGCCCACCGCGAAAGCGGTTTTTTTTCACCCGCCCAAAGCCCCTCTCGCAGGGGCTTTGGCGTTTTCCACCCGGAGAATTCCACTCATGTTCAACCGCCAAACCTACACCGTCCTCATTCCATTCCCCACCGGCAACGGCCACTGGTCTACCGCCGGCGAGGAACTGGAACTGCTGGACGTCGAAGCATCCGCCCTGCGCACCGCTGGCCGCCTGGAACTGACCAGCGTCCTCAACTCCACCCCCAAGAAGGCTGACTAACCATGGCTGAGGTTTTGAACTTCGAGCACAACGGCATCACCGTGAATGCCACCGAATCCCCCGAGGCCATGGGTGGCCTGGGCGACAACGTCATCGGCCTGGTGGGCACCGCCCCCAATGCCCATGCGTCGATCCCGAAAAACGCCCCGTTCCGCATCAACAGCTTCACCACCCAGGCGCTGCTGGACCCTACCGGCGCTGAAACCGGCACGCTGTTCCACGCCGTGTACCAGATCCTCAAAGTGGTCAAGGTGCCGGTCTACGTAGTGATCGTCGACGAGGGCACCACGCCGGCCGACACCCTCAATAACGTAATCGGCGGTGAAGAGCCGGTCACCGGCCGTAAACTGGGCCTCGCCGCCCTGGCCAGCGTCCCCGAAGACCTGACCATCATCGGCGCCCCGGGTTTCACCGGCACCAAAGCCGTGGCCGGCGAATTCGCCTCCTTCGGCAAGCGCATCAAGGCCCGTGTGGTGCTGGATGGCAAGGACGTAACCGTCGCCGACCAGGTGACCTACAGCGGCGAACTGGGCGGTGCCGACCTCGGTTTCGACCGCTGCCTGCTGGTGCACAACATGCCGTCGGTGTACTCCAAGGCTGCGAAGAAAAACGTGTTCCTGGCCCCGTCGTCCCTGGCCATCGCTGCACTGGCCAAGGTCAAGCAGTGGGAAAGCCCGGGCAATCAGGTGACCTTCGCCGAAGACGTTTCCCGCGTGGTTGAGTACAACATCCTCGACACCTCCACCGAAGGCGACCTGCTCAACCGTTACGGCGTGAGCTACTACGCCCGCACCATCCTCGGCGGTTTTT